AGCCTCGCAAGTACGCTTGTTGTGACCGCTTTCTCCGCAGTTTGAGCAAACCATTCTCTTTATTAGATTAGTTCCTTGTCTAACACAATTCCCCCTTGTCTTTCATAAATCCGTTTTCATGAGTTTTTAAAAAAGCGGAATGAAAAAGATGTGCACCTCCTCGCACATCAACCAGTCGTATCCAACCGACCTTTGCCGTAGTGCACAAAGTATGATACGTCCCGAACGTGACTCATGCCCCTCCTCGCACAAATCTGTGATAACCTACGTTACCCCCATTTCCCATTCTAGTTTAACATCCGAAATATGCAGATGAGTTTGAAGTTATAGTCGCCGAACTATCGACTTATGAACCTTTGGTCAACATATTAACATTGTATAATTAAGAATCCGTTTTTAATGCAAGTATAGCTCCGTGATCTTTTAAATGGTTAGGAACATACTTAAACGCATCCTTTGTCTGAATCATTGCGCATATACAAATTTCAACTGTTTTTTGTGTCACATGACATAATGTAAGTCCATCAAGTCTAACCGCGGTTAAACAAATACGTCTAGTTTGTTTCTGAATAGATCGCATAATCGAAGGACATCGTTTTACAGCGAAAATACATAATTCTTCCGTTACATTATTGATTTCCAAAATTGTTTCAGGATTCTGATCAATCGCGGTAAAGCATACCAATGGCGTCTGATGTTTAGAATCAATCAACGAAATAACGTGGGGATTAATTTTAATAGCGCGTATAGATACTTCTTCAGATTCGTATTTAATACAGCTAATAGAACATGGACATTTATTCATTGCCGCAATACATAACTCGTCAGTCGGATTTGAAACATATTGAATCGCACATCCATTTATATTTGCAACAATATTGTAAACATCTTGTGTTAACATCCAATCATTAATATTCACAAAGTTTGAAAGAATAAATTTATTTGTTTTTAATTCATTCGTTCCAACAACAACGATCGAATCTTTACACAGTGTAACTTCTGCAATCCACATATTATTAATATTGTGTGTTAACCATAGCGGAATGTCTTCTTCTTTACAGAAATGAAACCCATTTATACCGCATTGTGATGTGTCAAAATTACCAGTATATTCATTATATCCGATGTTATATCTATGCTTGTTATGGGTAAAATCTGACGCAAGTATTTTATAATACTTCATAGTGTTTATATAATAATCATTTTATTGAAAAACTTCCGTTTTAATTCCAGAAGTATACGCATAAGTTTTCCCCTAAGCGGGAAACACCGATATATGGTAGCTGTTTCAAAACAAGTTTAGTCGTTTCTTCAGTGTGTTTGAATTCAACACCGGAGCTACTGTAGTTCGTATTCAACGCAACACGAACCTTTCTTGCCTCGTCGTTTAACATTGCGGACGGATTGCCGTTCTTTGCATTATAATAGATCTCCATCCAATCTTCCAAATCTCCGGATAAAACCATTGAACTGTCAAATTCACGGATGATATTTTTCTTAATGAGTTCAAGAATTAAATCACGCCTCCGCTGTCCACCAGATCTTGTGAAAGTATAATTCCAAGCACTCAACCAATCCGATGGCAACCCCGCGGGAATGTTTCTGTTTCGCATTGTTCTGTTAGTTGATACAGGCATTTCAGTGATGTTTACGCATTTTATAGTGTAAAAATACGTTTTCAAGGATATAGTATTTCAACTAATAGTATGGAAGATTTATTCCCTTTTAAAGAAGGAACTGAATATTCTTCTTTAAAAACCACAGAGGAAGGTGGATATAGTATAACTCGAAGGCGTGACGCAAATCGTATAATGTTATTTTTACAAAATGCGATTGGAGATTTGGAAAGTAAAACAATAACAGATGCAACGGCTTGTAACGGCGGAGATACGATTAACTTCGCGTTAAAATTTAACTCTGTAAAAAGTATTGAAATTCAAAAAGATAATTTTGATACATTGAAACATAATATTGAAACGTATCATCTTACGAATGTTGAATTATTTCACGGAGATTGTACAAAAATTTTAAATTGGAAAACAGACGTTGTATATATTGATCCGCCATGGGGTGGCCCAAATTATAGAGTTCATGAAAATTTAGATTTATTTTTGTCTGATAAACGGATTGACATTTGGATTGAAGAATTGATACAAAAATCATACCGTCCAAATTTTATTGTATTAAAAGTTCCACATAATTTCAATTTCTCGCGACTTTTCTTTTTTTCAAAAATATTTGAAATAAAATATTATCATGTTCGTTCGTATTTCATAGTAGTTTTAAAGGTTAGTCAATGCAAAAGTCAATAAGGCCTTTCATATACATCGCGGGAACATTGCGTAACCCAATCGTTTGAATTCTATGAAGTTCTTTTTGTAACGATGGACTTACCGGTTGTTCCTTTTTCTTTTTAGGATGCGGAATGAATGAGTGAATGATGCGGACAAGCTCTACAGGAAAGATCTCCTGAACTTCTCGCGGAAGTGATTCTCGGGGCATCCTTACATGCCGGCTCCATAAATTTTTAAAATGAATTTAGACATACATAATTTCTTATGTATAATAATATGCCTGGAAATATTGATGCTGGTTCATTTTTGGTAGGTGTTGTTGGTTCTATGTTTACTATTGTAGGTATATCTGTATATTTGGGGAGTAAATTGTCATCTTCGGTATTTTCCGCAGAACTTTTAAAAAAAATTATTGAACAAAAAGATCATATTAACATGCTTGAGGCGGAACTTTCGCTTCGTAGGGCTGTGAATTCTGAGGAGTTTATTGAGAATTTTGCGGAAAAATTTGGAGATATTGTAGAACGTAAAAATGTAGATCTTAAATCGTCTCAATCTTCTTAGACTTTATTTGAGGATTGTTTATAGCAAGTAGTTTCTTATACTCATCCTGATGATTATATGTACAAATATGATCATCTGGATCGCGGTGTTTAATACAAAGATGCTTGTTACACTTACACTGTATAGTGAAGTGAGTCTTTCGTAAACATTGTTCGCACTTCTCTGCCATTTTTTGCTGAGACATATGTTAATTTGTCATTAAAAAATTCGTTTTACGCGAATAGAAATCCAATAGTGTTTTAACGCGGGAAGGATATTCACGTTTGTGCTGTAATAGCTTTTGGAATTCTTCTTCATTTAGTCGCCATAGTAGTTCATCTATATCGTCAATGTGTAATGCCCAATCTCTTTTTAATAAAACGTCCGCTTCTTCAAAAAGAATTCCAGCATCCATTAGTATTTAATAGTATTTTATGAGAAAATAGGAATAATGGTGAACACTACATTTCCTGAATTGAAAGAGACGCAGGCACCTCCATTACCGCCGGCCGATTTAGAAAATATGCAACGAATGCGAAATGATTTGTGTTCTAGCAGTGATTTCAAAATTCAAACAACACAACGTTTTTTGCGACGAGTCTTAAGTCCGGACTCGCCAACTCAAAGTTTACTAATGATTCACGGCGCAGGGCAGGGAAAGTGTCATGGCATAAATACACAAATCCTCATGTACGATGGTTCTATAAAAAAGATACAAGATGTAGTAGTCGGAGATATATTGATGGGTGATGATTCTACTCCCAGAAATGTACTTTCTCTTGCTCGAGGGCGAGATATGATGTTCGAAATAAAAGCAGTCAATGGTGATTCATATACTGTAAATAGTGAGCATATATTGAGTTTAAAATATACAGGAACAGAGAATATTATTGATGTTCCGCTTAATGAATATCTAAATTTTAGTAATAAACAAAAACATAATCTAAAGGGATATGCTACTGCTGTTGATTTTCAACCCGCGAGTATAGATTTTGATCCATATATGCTTGGTGTTTGGTTAGGAGATGGTTCAAAACGAGATCCATTAATATGTTGCCAAGACTCGGTTATATTATACTATATGCGTGAATTCGCGCATAAAAACAACCTTTCCATGAACTTTCAAAGCGGTTATGACTACAGATTCTTCGCCTTTAATCGAAACGAAAAAAATATGTTTTTAACATTTCTACAACAAAACAACCTCATTCACAATAAACACATTCCTACAAACTATAAAATAAATTCCAGAAATGTTCGTCTACAAGTTCTTGCCGGTCTTATCGATACGGGCGGGTACTTAACACAGGGGTCATATGAAATTACACAAAAATCAAAACAACTTTCTGATGATATTGTATTCTTAGCGAGGTCGTTGGGATTTGCTACTAGAACTACACATGTAATCAAAACATGTAATTATAAAGGCAATAAGGTTGGTGGATATTATTATAGAACCCTTATCACTGGGGATGTTTCACAAATTCCAGTTAAAATCGAAAGAAAGAAAGCATCACCGCGTAGACAAAAGAAGGATGTATTAAAATATGGATTTCAAGTTATTGAACTCGGAGAAGGAGATTATTACGGATTTTTATTAGATGGAAATCATCGTTATGTTCTTGGGAATTTTACAGTTACCCATAATACTTGTACCGCAATTCAAATTGCCGAGGAATATATTATTCGTCCTGAATTCCAAGATAAGCGAGTTCTTGTTCTTGCAAATCCAAGTATTCAAGAGAATTTTAGAACTCAATTGTTTGATATTTCGCGGGTAGATGTTGACGCTGATGGTCTTATACTTTCAAAACAATGTACTGGACGGAGATATCTAGACATGATTCAACGCGCCCAAGCAGAACCTCTCCGCTATACAGACCCATTGAGCCGTCAAAAAATTATGAAGACTGCGAAACGTCTTATTTCTGAATTTTATGAATTTCAAGGGTATGATTCATTTGCAAACATTATTGATAGAAAGAAATTATCTTCGAAATCGCAAACAGCTTTAAAATTATGGGTTCATGAAACATTTGATAATCGTTTAATTATTATTGATGAAGCGCATAATTTGCGTGAAACTTCTGAAACAGAAGCTAGTAAGTTAATTTCAATCGCGTTGGAATATATTTTAAAAACTGCAACAGGTATTACACTTGTATTATTGACCGCTACTCCAATGTATGATACGTTTGACGAATTGATTTATTATTTAAATTTATTTTTATGGAATGAGCGAAAACAAAAACCAACAGAATTTGTCAAGACTTCTGACATATTCACGGAGTCCGGTGAATTCAAAGATGGCGCTGAATCAAAATTTCGTGGATGGTGTCAGAATTATATTTCATACGTAAAAGGCGGAAATCCATTCACATTTCCATTTCGTCTTCCACCGCCGGACAACATGATAGCAATTGCTGATCGTGAAACTGATATTTTTGGAGAACGTATAACGAAACAACGAAAGTATTTGACTTTAACGCGATCGTATGTATCTCCGCTACAGGAAAAAGTTTTAAAGAATCTCACAGTTACTGCCACGATTAATCCGCGATTGATATGTGTGTTTCCGAATGATGGAAGTTTTCGTGAAACATTTGAAAAAGTTGAAAATTCGTATAGTTACAAAAATGGTATTGATACATTTTTAGCGCCGTCTAAAGTTGGATTATACAGTTCAAAATTTGCGCTTGTAATGAATACTATTCAATCTACTAGCGGGATTGTATTTGTGTATTCGAATTTAGTAGAATCTGGCGCTCAATTATTTTCAATGTGTCTCGAAGAACACGGATATGAGCCGGCAATAGGGACAAGGCTTTTAACAGAAACGTCTGGTGAAATTGCGAGAGGTTCAAAAGGCAAGTACGCATTATTCACATCGAACACACCTGATATAGATATTTCAAAAGCGTTACTCCGTCTCCGCAGTTCATCGAATGTCAACGGAGATGATATACGCGTTATAATTGCTTCACCCAAGGTATCGGAAGGTGTAGATTTTCGATATGTTCGTCAAATTCATGTATTGGATCCATGGTTTAATATGAGTCGAATTGAGCAGGTGTTAGGTCGTGGAATGAGAACATGTTCTCATGCGTTATTACCGTTTAAGGAGCAAAATACGACTGTATATCTTCACGTGTGTCGTTATCCAAAATCAAAACAGGAAACTGTTGACGAATTTATGTATCGAACGTTTGTTGAAGAAAAGGGTCATAATATTGCTAAGGTTAAGCGGTATATAATGGAATCAGCAATGGACTGCTCGTTACAAAAAAATACGAACGAACTTCCAACTGAATGGAAAAATTTGAAAGTTCCACAAATCCGAAATCAAGATAAAAAAGAAATTTCACTTACGCTTGATGAAATGTCTGCCCCCACATTTGAAGATGGAAGTCCTGAATTATCATGTAAATTGATAGAATCAGTAGAAGACCCATATCACGTGAGACCCTTATCCGCAATTCTTGATGTGCGCGATGAAATTTTAGATAAGTTGTTGAAGTTATTTTATAAAAAGCCTATTTGGAAAAAAGATGAATTATTCGAGTCTGATATGATGAAACAATATGATGCTAGTACTTTATCGTATATTATACAGAATGCGATAGAGTCTGGATTTGAGTTGAAGGATACGCACGGACGATTGGGACATTTAGAATCAAAAAATGGAGTGATTGCATTTGCGATAGGAAAAAATGATACTATGGTTGAACGATTAGTTCCGCAAACAAATGATAGGACATTTCCATTATCTGAAGTTCCAGTAGAGGACGCTGATGTTAGTAACGTATCAATTGATATTTCCTCAAAATATTCTAACATTGACTCACATTTTTTAAATTACTTTTCAAAAGAAATCATAAATTGGTATATTGCGGATACACTATTAACCGCGGATGAAAAGATATCGTACATGCTGTCTTTGAACTGGGAAAATCCGCCTATTTTTGCAAAACCATTGAAGATTACGGGAACCGACCTATATGTGTTTGGTTCAAAAAAGATTTATACTAGCGCCGGTGAAAAAATAACACCAATTGGTGATCAAGAAACAGCATATCGCGAATGGATTGAGAATAGAAAGGCAATATTTATTGCGCACAAAAAGGAATTGTTCGCTTCAATGAAAGATAAAGACGTGATATTTAATTTAGACGAAACAAAAACAGAAGTAATGAGACGTGTTCAGGCTAAAACAATCGGAGGTCGTATGTGTACTACGTTTAAAGAAGTTCTTTTGAATAAATTTGCGTCGTGGTTAGGTGAATCAATACCAAAAGAGGTAATAAATAAACAAGGGCGTTGTATGTTTTTAGCACTCGCGGTTAGGAATGCTATATCAAAAGGAAAAGATGGAATTATTTGGGTAACTCCTGAAGAATTTGAAATATTCAGCGAAGATGAACATCGCCAAGATTTATTGAAAAGACTGAAGGATTAAAACGAATTGCTTTTTCATGAAAATAACTCTATATTAACAACATGGATCCGCTATTTGAACGACGCAATCTGAATAAGAAGGTTCAAATTACTGGAAAGTGGTTACAAAAAAATATGGAACCGTCCATTCTTGCGAAATTAAAGCAAGCATATGAGGGGGAATGTTCCGCAGAAGGATATATTCAAAAAAATAGTATAACGATTATAAATTATTCACTTGGGAGAGCCAATTTTAATGGAACGATTACATATGATGTTGAATTTCAAGCGGATATATGTTTACCGCATATTGGTCAGAAATTTAGAGCGCCAGTAACACTTCGAAGTAAAATTGGTATTCATGCTGAAACATCTCCTATTAAAGTATTGATTCCGAGAGATCTTCATATTGGGAATGAGGATTTTGATAACATAAAGGTTGATGAAGAAATTGAGTTTGAAGTGATGGGTTCTCAGTTCAAGCAAAAAGATACAGAAATTATTGTGATCGGTAGATTATTATCAAAGATCCCAGAGCCGGTTCAACAGCCATTATTGGTTGCCCCTGCGGTTGAAGAAATACAATTACCTACCGCTGTCACTAAGACGGATGAAACGGAAGAAAAGAAAATTGTAATTACCGCACCAATTACTCCTGACAAACCGGTGAAGAGACGACTTAGACGCGGTGGTGGTGAATTAAATAATGGCGAACAGTTTCCCTCGTTCAAAGAAAGAATGGTTGAAGGAACAACTTGATACTATGGAGCCAAATGAGCATGTTCAAGTATTGCAACTAATTAAAAAACATTCAGACCAGTTCACTAAAACACAAAATGGGTTTTTGATTTCAACAGATAACTTGAACGATGAATGTTTGACTGAAATTGAAAAATATGTAACTTTTTGTATTGACCAGAAAAAGCGAATGGATGAAGACCAAAAGATGCGAAAGACTTATGAAAGAATGTTACATGATTAAGTAGAAAACGGACGAAAAGCAATCCAAGTAAAAATATAACAGAATGGAGTCTCTAATTACTCCGCAGGTTCTGGAATCTCTGGTTGAGTTTCTGGATATAGCAAAGCGTGACCAGAAAGCAGAGATAGAATGTAAGTTGCTTTCTGGAAAAATTCAAGTAAAAGATGTTGCTGATAGGATTCTAAAGTCAATAGAATCTATTAGTATCGGTAAACCGGTTGAGGAGAATAGAGTGACCGTATCATATCCCGACGCAACCCGTGTAACTATTATTGGAGCACAAAACATTCAAAAACTTTGTGTATCAAATTCATTCCGCGGGATACCGTTAGATGTTGAACGAAAACAGAGATATTTTCAGGATGGACAGAATGATTTTATTGATTTCCCAGACGCGAATATTAAGTTTACATTACGATCAGAAACACATCTTCGTAAAGATTGGGAAGGTAATCCAAGCGATACTCGTGCTCATATTCGTATTATGAACAGAAAATCGTTTAAAACACAAGATGGCCTATTTCAGATTGATTTCTCAATGGTAAAAACTAGACCAATAAACTCTGGAAAAACCATTCGAGAACTATTAAAAGAACCGTCATTTTACGAGCTTGAAATAGAATTTATAAATCGTGAAACAAAATTAGAAGCACGGACTGTTGCGAAAGAATTATTAAAAGCATGTACTTCGCTATTACAAGGATATTTTAGATCAGAGTTTCTATTAACGAATTCTGACATTCAGAAATATAGTCAGGAATTTTATATGTCTGGCCATAAGTTCTTTAATCCAGTAACATTATTGCGGTCACATATTGTTGAATCTGAAAAGAACTCTATAGTGAAAGGATATACAGTCACAAACAAAGCGGATGGAGAACGGTCAGGGTTATATGTTGCGAGAGACAGAAAGGTATTGAAAATCAATTCAACGCGTCAAGTTACTTGGACTGGAATCACTGCGAATACGGATAAATACTCAGGGGATTTTATTGATGGTGAATATATTCCTCATAAGAATCTATATTGTATATTTGATGTATATCGGTTTCGTAACAGGGATGTAAAGCCATTACCTCTTTTAAAATCTGATGAAGATGTTATTAAAAATCCACTTAATTCTCGTTTAGGATGTGCTCGTGAATTTGTCAAAGATATTAGAACAGAATTTACATTTCAACCATCACTTAATCCGCTTAGAATTGAAACAAAATTATTCTTGGCAGGTGATGGACCGGTAATGGAGGAAGCTATTCAGACAATGCTCTCAACAGAGTTTGAATACGAAACAGATGGATTAATTTTCACACCACGCAATACAGGTGTTGCTCCACCGGATCAACGAGTGAAAAATACGTGGGTTACTGTATACAAATGGAAACCAGCTAATCAAAATAGTATTGATTTTCTGCTTCAGTTGAATAAAGATGAAACATTTGACCCAATATTAAAAACTAAAGCAAGAAAGGGTGATTTATATGTATCTCGCTCTCCAAATGATTCATTCATATTTCCGCGAGAAACTATGAATAGAGAATACATAGAAAAACCTTTGCCAGAAGCGTTACAGTCTATTGCGAATTCAAATGACAGAGTTCCTTCTATATTTCAACCAGATTTACCTCGCGACCCTGATGCTTATCAAATTTGGATTCCAGTGAATGAACATGGAGTTATTGTAGACCGTGAAGGGCAAAAGGTTGAAGATAACACAATTATTGAATGCTCATTTGATATTGAAACGCGGAGATGGGAGGTTATGAGAACTCGATATGAAAAAACATATCAATATCGTGTATTGCGAGAACCTCAATACGGAAATGATATTAAAACCGCAAATAGTATCTGGACATCAATCCATGTTCCTGTATCTGAAGAAATGATAAAAACATTTTATTCGAATCCTCCAAAACAGATAGAAGATGATATGTACTACCGAGACGATTTAAAAAGGTCTACTCGTATTTTCAGTGATGTGTATGATTTTCATTTATCTATTAAGGAGGATCTGTATAAACAAAATATTAGACCAGAAGATACATTATTAGAACTTGCGTGTGGTCGTGGCGGTGATTTACATAGATGGAAGCGAGTTCACGCTTCAAAGGTTGTGGCTTTAGATATTTCTCTTGCGAATCTAATATCTCCGACACAGGGTGCAGCGGTTAGATATCTTAAGGATAGAATAGACAAACCACATGAATATGCGCCCAAAGTGCTTTTAATTCAGGGGGATATGTCTGTATATCCGCTGTTTGAGCAGGAAGATAAATATATGCCGATACTCCGCGGAGATCACAAAGCTTCAACAGAGTATTTGGAATCATTTGAAGGTTTAAATAAGTTTGATGTAATTTCATGTCAGTTTGCGCTTCATTATGCTTGTGAGTCTGAAGAGAAATTTAGAGAATTTGCTAAAAATCTTCAAAAATATGGAAAAGGATTATTCTTTGGAACATGTTCGGACGGTCAATCAATTTATCAGCTATTGATGGGAAAGAAAACACATCTATTTGGAACCGATAAGCAACTTGCTGGAGACTATACAAAGGAATACGTTGATACTGATAGTTGGACAGAAGAGTTTGGAATGCCGGTAAAAGTAATGCTTGAAAGTTTTGTAAAACCTCAAATTGAGTATTTAGTTCCGTTTGAAAAAGTTGTGAATATTCTTCGCGAACATGATTATGAACTTGTAGATTCAAAACTATTTTCTGATATTTATTCGCAACAAACCGGAATCACGTTGACGCAAGTTGAACAAACATTCTCATTTCTAAACAGAACATTCGTATTCCGCAAGTACGAAAAACCACAAGTTCAAGAAGTTGAAATTCCCGAGATTCCTTTGCCAGAACCAGAACCGATTGTCGTTGAAAAACCAAAACGTAAACTGCGAAAAGGAGGTGGTGAGCCAGAACCAGAACCGATTGTCGTTGAAAAACCAAAACGTAAACTGCGAAAAGGAGGTGGTGAGCCAGAACCAGAACCGGTTTTATTCTTTCAAGCCGATGAATCAAAGGGCAAATACCGCAATTTTAGCAATATGTCAGAACATCCAATAGATGTTGACGGTGAAAAATTTCCAACAGTAGAACACTATTTCCAAGCGATGAAAGCAAAAGAATTTAAAGATGATGAAATTTATAACAAAATTGTAAAATCAAAAACACCAAAGGCTGCGAAAGCGTTAGGAAAAAAGGTAAAAAACTTTGTGAAGGAAGTGTGGGATGATAAACGCGATGAATATATGTCAAAAGCTGTTCATGCTAAATTTTCACAACATCCAGACCTTCGAAATGAGTTACTAGAAACTGCGGATAAAGTGATAGGAGAAGCAAACCCACGTGACATGTATTGGGGAATTGGAACTTCAATGGAATCTGATAAATCTAAATTTCCATCAAAATGGAGAGGTCAAAATAGACTTGGTAAGATGCTAATGGAATTGCGTAAACGATACAAAGAAGAACACGTACTATAAAATAATGTTGGGTCTATGTTTTTTGATACTGGATACTATAGAGTGTGAGGAAATATGGGCGGATTGGATTAGCAAACATGAAGAAAATGTAACTATTACAATTCATTCAAAAACCAAGTTCGTTCATAAAACAGATATATTTCGTAAAAAGGCAGTATGTATTCCATCCATACCAACAAGATGGGGAGATTTCTCATTGGTTGAAGCGACTATCGGTCTTTTTAAGGAATCAATAAAAAACAAAAACGTTACGCATTGCATTTTATTGTCGGGAGCATGTATACCATTGAAATCATTTTCGACGGTATATAAAACACTTCATTCCAATATTAACAAATCATTTGTGTGTGAAATGGATCCTGTTGAAGACTTGAGATATAAAAAAGCGAATAAACGATTAGAATTTTTAATTATTAATAAACGAATTGAATGTAAGAAGCACCATCAGTGGATTATAGCGTGTAAAAAACATGCGGAGTTGGTTGCTGATAAGTTTGAACTTATTAAAATGATTTTTAATAATACAAGATTTTCAGATGAAACATGGTTTTTAACAATACTCATGGTAAAAAGCTTACAACATGAAATAATATTTCGCCATACAACTTATACAGATTGGTCAAACGCAGGATGTCATCCGAAGTTATTTGAAACAATTACAAATGAAGAATTGAAAACATTGATTGATAATCCAACATATTTATTTGGGCGCAAATTTACTTCTTCACTGCAGAACTACAACAACTTACTCGAATAGCTGTTAATTTTGTTGGGTCCCATCTAAAAAATATTTGTTCCTTTTGTTTCGGACTACTCCACACTAAGGGAATTTTACGTGCTGGCATTATTATCAAACTGACTATAATATTCTGAATAAGATAGTGGTTTCTCAGGTTGCGGAGTATTGTTCACGACTGGGGCAACATAGCGGTCAAATAGTTTTTGACCAATAATACGAGATGCTTCATCGTCTGTCATTTCCCCCTTTTCAATTTTTTGACGAAGCTTTAGCATTTCAAAAAATGTTGAATCAAGCTTTCCATCCATATGCATATCAAAAATTGAAGGGAACTCGTTGAATAATTTCTGATTTTCATTAGAAATCTTTTCGCGATATGCTTGGGGATTCGTATTCTTTAATCCCTTGTGACGGCGCATACTAGTGTCCATATCGCGAACAAGAGACTGAATCTGAATAGATGTTAATCCCGACATTTGTCTTATTTCTGCGTTATACATTAAGATGGCTACATTTACCACAGATACCAACGGCCGTTTGGTGGCATCTAGCGCTCCAAAAATGTATGTACCGCCAACTCAATCAATAAAGGGGAGTGCAATTGACGCAGCATCATCAAAAACATTAGCAGATCAGGCAACCGCGGCGAATGCTTCAAAAATGTTAGGTGTTGGACAAAAGGGGGCGCGTAGACGACGTGGCGGGGCTGTAAATTTAAATGCTCAAATTCCAATACTCCCAGAGGCCGGAACAATCAAAGGAGTTTCCCATGAAACAAATCATTTGAATGCCGTAAATACACTGAACCAATTAAAAGCGGATGCAGTGTATGATTCCGCAATAAATGCCCCCCCTGTTCGATTAGGAGGACGAAAAACGAAGCGTAAAAGTAATGGACGCCGTAAGCGCAGGACTCATCGGCGGAAGCACCGCAAGTCTTCTAATCGTAGTAGGAGGTCTAGTCGCCGTGTATAGTGACATATGGATAAAAATGTCTTCTCCACAAACATTATTCATCTGGTTAGTATTTCTTAGCGCACTAACGGTTGGGCAGTTGTATTTAACATATTGTTTGGTTTCTGAATTTGCGGCAGCACCTTCTCAAACAGACAAAGCAATAACTCAATAAATTTATCACACTCTTCTTGACTCGTAATTCCAGTTAAAATCATCTTCCCTGTTCTAAATATTTTTGCAGTCCACTTTTTTCCTTGAAGATTAATCTTAACTCCAGGATACACGTCCGGATCATAATGTGAATCAAATTCTTTTCCTAATTTGCGAATCGCGTTATGTAATACTTCTCGTCCAATTGTTTTGTGGTTCAAGATCGAGGTTGTATAATTCATCAAAACAACTCTACGGTTTATTATCTCAAACATATCCGGACATTCCTTAACCGCAAGTCTACAATCATTCCAGATAATATTCAATAATTTTTGAATTGTATATTTATCATACAGTTCATTTAGAATTCCAGTCATATGAAATACACCATTTTGGAAAATCTTTACTGTGATTTCTTTCATTGGCAAACTACCATCGCCATTATTCATCATAACAATTGTTATTGAATTGTGACAGAACCCTGTTTTCATTTGAGAAGATGGTTCTTTCTTAGAACGACGCTTGATAGTATCCTTTCTACTAGCCCCTCGGCGCAATACACCCCGTTTTTCAATCTTAATAATCTCATCATTTAGCGGTAATGCGTGTAACAACGCTGTTGTATCAAACACTAAATTTGTCTTATACAATACTACCATAGTTGTAAGATGAGGAGTATCCATTAGTTTCTTTAAACGTATAAAGTATCGATTCCGTTTTTCCACGCGTATGGAATACTGTCCGTATAATTACAGACAATTCCAACAGGAAATTTACGAATTAAATATCGCAAAAATATGTTATTCGTGGGATTTAACATCCATCCTGCCTCAATATATCCCAAAAACACGGCAGACGTGTCATAGTGATTGAGAATTCCCATACAGTCCTGCGCCAAATTTTCAGACGGCAACTTCGATAAATCATGAAACTGAACATTCATATTTTGCGTTTTAAATTTTTCTTTGAAACGTTGAAACTTACTCACATCAGTACACACAAATAACATTACTATATAAAATTATTACCGTTTAATTAAGAAAATAAAACCTTAGGAACCTGCGGATCGTTAATCTTCAAATGAGCCGGTGCTCCGGCCGGTATTTGATAACGATAAGGATATGCCCGTCGAAGCACTGCTAAGTCATTCCCGTGTTTACGTTCCACATATTTCAAATGTTTTGAAGGAACTGGCGCACCAACTTTATACGGCATATCCAGCGGAACATTCGGCACACCTTTTTGAGCATATTGGGGGCGTGCCTGATATTGATTGTGCGGTTTATCCGCCGGATGAGTGTGTATAATATGTTTACACGGTGTTTGGGCTCCATTTACGCAAGTATTTGAAGAAGGAACGGCCGGCCTCATAGTATCTACAAATTTAGAAGGCCCTAGTTCGTTCTGAACATGTGGCTCAACCATTCCCAAATCCTTACAATGTTTAGTATTATTCAAATATTCACTCGCGGTAACAGGAATATTCGTAGCGGAAAAAGCACCGCTGGTAAATGGTGATGGTTCAGTAATTTTAACACATGCTGATAAACTTGTAGGATCGGAAGAATTAAACAATAAGCGGGTAGGCGCTGTTCCACCAGCCAAAATATCCTCCCGAATAGCATTTCCGCCTATAAAGGAAGTATAGTTACTTGCGTCAGTAACACGCCCGCCAGATGTTTTTTTGTAAGCCAACACTTGCTTTGGATTGTTTTGTGTAGCGGTAATAGATGGGCTTAATGTATTGTTTACAACACCAACACGTGTAGATGTAAAAAATGTAGAGTTTGCCTTCATTCTAGCCATGGTTGTATAGTGAGATGCGTCTACCTTTCTAGGACTTGTATCAATGATGACCGGCGCTGCAGCCGCCTTACGACGTAAATACTCCGCGTAGGACATTTGTATTCAATTCGGGAAATCTTTACATCAAATCGACATGTCCAAGAAAGTGTCTACGACAGCACGGACGTTTTAATCCAACATCATCTAATGCTCGCCCTTCCGCGGTTTTCGTCGTTGTGGCGGTCAAATATTCCATGTCTGTTTTTCCTTCCTCCTTTCTATATTCTTCAACCTTTTTGATATACATTTCCCATCGCGAAGCAAGCCATGGAAGACCACATGTATAACACCGAATAGGAATAATCATCTTACTATTCTTCTATTCTTTCTTTGTAGATTCGTTTTCTGTGAAGAAAAGATAAGAATGTCACCCGACCAATTTTATGCCGCAGGGGTTGTGGTCTTATTTATGCTTGTCATTGTGAGTCGTAAATTTTCGTCCGGATTACTCGAGTTTTTGATTACATTATCTCGCCCCGGAGCAACTGTGTTGGTTCTGTCGTTGGTAGCGTTCACATACTGGAAACGATACACTCTTACAGCATTAGCACTTGCACTTGTAGCCACTTATCTGCTCAAAGATGTATGGACGTCATACCCTCGTTCAGATTTACGACGACTAAATTTGGAAATTGCGCGTGACCAAGCTCGCTTTGACCCATCTACAAGCGTAGACCTACAATGGGGAAATGGCGAGGCAACACACGATGCCCCAAGTATGCTCGTAAAAAATTCTGATAATAGCCCTCTTCTTATTTTCCCACCATCAACTGAGATATTACGAGAAATGTGCGGAGATGATTAATACGCTTATATCCGTGAACTCCTGCGAAATGCATAAAATTGTAATTTCCTGTACGTCTTAATAATAATTTATCAAACATGTATATATGATTCCATTCCGCAGGTATTTGTGTAATTAAATTTTTTTCTATTAAATACCCCCCAATACAAGACTGTTCATAATGAAATGGCGATGCACTTAAACTTGCGCCACCAGAATATTTATCATATATTGTTTTTAATATAGGTCCATGGGTTTTAGGATTACAAATAATAAGTCCAGAATTTAAATATATATCATCCGAAATAACAAACCCATTTCTACCATAATAAATATTAGGTGGTTCTATTTTTAGAAATTCACGTTTATCATGCGGAATTTGAGATAATTCATTTACCATTCCTATTTTTCCATTCAATTCCAATGTATGGATTGGTGGAGCATGTTTGTTAATATAAATATCAGCATCAAGAATTACAACTAGATCATATTCTTTCATACAGTCTTGTGTTGGAATGAGTGCTTTTTGAAATGATATAAGACAGGGGTGTTTATTTGTGGAATCTAAAAATGTATCAAATACCTTTAAGCTATATCCGTATTTGTTACAGTATGATTCTACGGATGGACGAAAAAATTCGTTGAATTCTTGGAGATATTTGGTTCCAATACAAATAATTCCAAAACAAACTTTCATTATAATTTATACTTTTAAAACGCTTAACTCACTTGCGCTCCAGTATTCAGAAACACCATTCGGTAAACGGCGATGAATTATAAATGGCAATTTCCGCTGATGAACTTCAGCTTCCGCTACTTGGCGAATAAAATCAGGATCTGAAGTTATCATTCCATCCAGAGATACTAGCGGACGAGAACCGTCAGCAATTTGCTGAGCACGAATTCCAATTAATGCTACAAGCTCATAATCCGTGAAATAAGGTAATGTATTTCTAGGATTACTTAATGATTTTTGAACCTCTTCGCGAGAAACAGATTGAGTCTCAGGATGCAAAATACGAGATGATACCTTTAAGTCTTCCATTTATAGAGATCCAACTTATCTTCTATAAATCATTCGTTTTTAAAATGGAAGACGACTGTTATATAATTAATAAAAACGTATTTTATTTGTTCAATATTTAGAATTGCATCACACAAAATGGGAACACGTGGATATTACGTATTTTGTTATAAGAACAAATGGTATGTATTCTACAATCACTATGACTCGTATCCAAGCGGATTAGGACAAAGGATTGTTTCGGAATTAAAATCAGGAACAATGGATTGGTACTATTTTATGCAGTGTTTATCAAAAATCACAGAACAAAATGTAAATGTCGGAAAATCAAATTTCGAAGGATTGCAAAAAGCTGTTGAAAATCCAAACAATTATAGTTTGGCATTTATCAGCGATACCCCAGTAATTATGGGAACCAAAAATACTTCATTCGATGTCGAGTATATTTACACAATTGATTTTGATAATCATCGGTTTATAGTTGACTACCCTTTGTTTCACAACAAAGAATTCTTACGAAACAACATTCAACAATTCGATATTATATCGATTCCAGATGATTGGAAATCATACATACAAGACTAAAAACGAATTGTAATACCACGTACCTTTTTTGATTACAATGGCAAACATAGAACTATTAAACGTAATGGGCGATGACCTGATGGTTGTAAACGCTGCGAGAGTTTCATTTTCTAAAGAGTCTCATGAATTTTCACTCGCGGATGAAAAGTTAATTCATTATTTGGCAAAGCACGAACATATTTCTCCGTTCTTTCATCCTCAAATTCAATTTCGAATTAGAATGCCCCTATTTGTAGCAAGGGAATGGTATCGGCATCAAATTGGATTTTCCCGAAATGAAGTATCGCGCAGATATGTGAATACTTTACCAGACTGTTGGGTTCCGGAGCGCACTGACATGCGGGAAAAGGATCCAAAGATTAAACAGGGAAGTAAAGAATCTTCTGTTGAAAATCCACAAGTGTGTATTGATATGTTTACATCTTCAGTCAATAAGTCAATTCAAACATATAGCGCTCTTCTAGAAAAGGGAGTTGCTCCAGAAATCGCACGATGTGTTCTCCCTCAAAGCATGTATACAGAATTTATTGAAACAGGTTCTTTAGCCGCGTATGCCAGACTTTATAAATTAAGAACTAGTCCAGACGCTCAACGTGAAATTCAAAAATACGCATATGAAATTGGAGAAATTCTAAAGGAAAAGTTTCCTGTTAGTTGGGAAGCGCTTACATGTTAATATCTTATATTCAATAATGAATATTGTACGTATTCTTAATTTTCATCATAAATTTATACATAAACCGATCATCGCTGTTTCTAGTGCATATGGAATGATTTTAGGCGGTTTTCATTTTAAATATACAGATGTTGAATTTTTTCATAATAATAAACCCGCAGACATATTTATGGGTTGTATTCTTGGCCTTGGAGCTGGATCGGCAATTGGATTTGCGTATCCAATAGCAATTGTTTCACAAATTATATTTTACGCTTCTGAGTAACCAATTTAGCTTTTCCTTTAACCATTGAAAAATGTTTTATGGTCCGTTTACGCGGATATAAAACAGCTTTTGTACAAATAGCTATTGCCGCGGATTCTTTTGAAGTTCCATCTCGTGCCTTGACTTTTTTCGACACGTTTTTTACACATCTGGTAAACTTTGAAGATAATCGCATTTACTAAACAGCGCGAGAACTTTGCTTCCACGTTTCTTTACAATGAACGCACTTGTATAGCCAAATGAGTTTATCTTTATCAACTTTTACAGCGACAACATCAGAATCTACAGAACTTGTTCTAGACGGGCATTCCGCATTTGGGCATACAATATTTGTTAAATGGTTTAATGTCGGATCATATTCAAGATATGGGTTTACAGTCAATTTTTCAGTCGTATCTTCGCGAAGAACATGCTCGTAAACAATGGGATGATCTACACTCAGTGGTTCCTTGTATTCGCATTTACGACATGAAAGAACCGCTGTTCTTGTTCCATCAATCGTATCCTCATCAATGGCGTATAACATATTTCGGCAAGCTGGGCAGAACTTCATTCTTATTACTTGTTAATTTGTTCTCACTTTAAGTTCCGTTTTTGAAAACGAATTATGTGAAAATTATTGGAGTAATTCTAATTATGAATGCTATTAGCTTATTTTCAGGAGCGGGTGGCGATACGCTAGGTATGAAAAATGCCGGATACAATGTAATAGCATTTTGTGAAAACAACAAAGATGCGGTTGCTACACATAAAACAATGTTTCCAGAAAGTGAATGGCTTGGTAAAGATGTAAAAGGAGATATTTCAAAAATTCAAGATTCTGAGTTTGAAAGATTTCGTGGAATTATTAAAGTAATCTTTGCTGGGTTCCCTTGTCAAGGATTTTCAAATGCTGGAAAAAAACAGGTAGATGATCCTCGAAATAAGATGTTCTATGAATTTGTGAGAGTTGTTCGGATTATTCAACCAGAATGGATTATTGGAGAAAATGTGGCTGGCCTTTTAACTAGAAAGACAGACGACGGAAACTCGAATGTGATTGATATTATTCAACAAGAGTTTTCTAGTATTGGTTATCCCCTTGTTATGAAAGTATGTGATGTATCAAAAGCAGAAGTTCCACAGAATAGAAAGCGACTTCTTATGGTTGGAAATAGACACAATATTTCATACAAATTTCCGGAATTCAATAATGAAAAGATTGGCATTCAGTCCATTATTCAAGAATCTCTCGAGGGGGCAGTTGAATATACTCTTTCAACACCAAGTGAAAATTGTATATATGATATTCCTTATACGGATCTAACAGGAACTCCACACCCATATCTACTAAGGAAACTAAATGATGGACAAATCTCATTCGGAAAAAGAATTAGCCCGACGCATGCTCAAATCATGGATCTTACGAAACCTTCTAATACTATTATTTGCGCGTATAGTTTTCAACCAAGGTTCTATATCTGCCTGAGAACCCCAGATAAAAAACTATATATTCGGTGTATGACTGTTTCGGAGCTTGCGCAAGTTCAGGGATTTACATCAGATTTTAGGTTTCACGGTTCTTATCAGTCTGTTGTTCGACAGATTGGGAATGCCGTTCCGGCAAGGCTAGTCGAGTTAGTAGTTTCGCAAATGCGTTCTTATCAAACTCAGGAGTAAACTTATCACACTTATACTTATTCGCAAAGCGAACATATCGAATAAGTAAACCGATTGTCTTTTTTTCTGAGTTCAGTCTTTTCTTAATAGAAATGAGCTCTTTCATTGCTTCCTTTTCCTCGTTAGTTGGAATGTCATTTCCTAATGCAATTAGAACTTTGTGTTTTTTATGTAATGACCAGTTAATGATATATATTGTTTCGGGCTCAAACCATCCATCGTTGAGGCAAAATGTTTTTCCATTACTATGTTTTAATTCAATTTGAAATGATATAATTTTATCGTTAATTGTTTCATACACATGAAAATCGGTCTTTGTTTGTGTTCCTCCGAGTTGATGATGATAGCACGGGTGTCCATGTATAGGACCCTTATCTTTTGATATAAATAGAAAGCCGTGCTGATTCAAAACATCGGCAAAACAAGCTTCATGACCGGGAATTGAATTTGCAAGCCCTTGTCCAATTTTTCCTGATTTAGATCCCAGAATCTGTTTAAGATGTGGAATTGTTCGTTCAAGTACAGATGGAGTATCCTTTATATATTGTAATACACGTTGAAGCCGCATTCTTATATTCTCTTCTGTTTTTGAATGTAAATTCCGTTTTAAAGTGAAAACGAATTATTCTTGAATTATTTTTCTAGTTGAATCACACGATGGCACAAAAGGGCAACCTACACGATTTTCTGGAGTCTCACAAAACTGACGGCGTATGGACGCATACATCGCTGATTGGTGGTAAATATTTTGTCGGAGAAGACGATTTAAACACGTTTTACGACTTGTATTCAGAAAGCATTCTGGACCAAGAGAAACAATTTCTAACTGAAAAAAACACTGATATCGGACCGCCAAGAGTAGATTTTGACTTCATTTATGAAAAGGATGTAACAAAGCATCTCCATACCCGCGACCAAGTTAAATCATTTTGCAGAGCATACTTAGACCAACTTAAACTTTATCTACAGCTCCCCGAGACATTGGATATGTATATCATGGAAAAGCGAAAGCCAACATATGATGGCAAGAAAAATAAGGTAAAATCTGGAATTCACATTATGATCCCCGATATCGCAACCCATAAATTTGTAGAAGAGCGGATACGAAGACAGTTGGTGAAGGAGATGGATAATTTCTTTCAAGGATTACCGCTTATTGAGCCGTGGGACAAGGTATATGATAAAGGAGTTGTAAATCGTTCTGTGAATTGGACGATGTACGGATCTCGTAAACCCGACTCAAATGCTCTCCCGTATTTATTATCATACATTCTCCGCTGGGATGGAAATGATTTCAGTGTAGTAGACGGGTCATACATGCCAAAGGTCACAAGTGAATTTGTAAAATTTATTTCTGTTAGAAGAGACGCGACTCATGAAACACCGATGACTGCAGAAGGTAAAAGTTTGTATGATAATTTGCGAAATAGCCTTCAAGACTCGCAAACACAAAATAAACAGCGAGGACGCCCTGTTCAGCGAAATGAAAAACCAAGTTCTAGAGACTCATCGCCGACAAATCGTATTGTTCAACAACTAGATCCAGAGAAGCGTGAATATATTCGAAAACATGTTATGAATCTAAATCCAGAACGATCTCATACACACAACTCTTGGATTGAAGTTGCGTTTTGTCTTCACAATATTCATGGAGATTTGTTAGATGTGTTTCTAGACTTTATGGCACAAAGTCCAAAGTATAATGAATCAGAATATACACAAAAGTGGTTAAATTTAACATATCGCACAGATGGTGAAAAACGCGGAGAAGGATCTTTGAGATACATGTCTCGTGAAGATAATTTTGATGGATATCAGGAGATTGAACGAGAGAATATTGATAGGCTCATTATGGCCGCATGTTCTAAAACAGAATTTGATGTAGCGTCTGTCATTCATGCCAAATTTCGCGATAATTATAAGTGTTCTGATTTCAAAAATAACATTTGGTATAGATGGTCCGGCCATATTTGGCGAGAAACTGATTCCGGAGTAGATTTGCTTCTTCGTCTTTCAAGAGAGGTTGCTGGAGTATTCTTTAAGAAAATGACAGGAGTTTTAGACGAAATGTCAAATCGCGGATTAATTGAGTGTATGACCCCAGTAGATAAGAAAGATTGCGGGAAATGTGAATTTTGTTTACTCGATTCGAAACGTGTTGGTCTAAATGATGTATTTAAAAAACTAAAAACAACATCATTCAAATCCAATGTAATGAAAGAATGTCGTGAATTGTTCTTTGATGAAGACTTTATCAAAAAGGTTGACGCAAATAAAGATCTAATTGCATTCAATAACGGTGTTTTGGATACTACAACAATGACATTCAGAGATGGAAAACCGGACGATTATCTATCATTCTCTACTGGGTTGGATTATGACCAAGAAAAACAGTATTATGAATATGATTCTTGGCCACAAGTTGAAAAGTTTATTCGGCAAGTTCTTCCGGACGAAGAAGTTCGCGAATACTTTATTAAACATTTATCAACCGCTCTTATTGGAGGAAATCCTGCTCAAAAGTTCCATATCATGACCGGATCCGGCTCAAATGGTAAATCAATGATTATGAATTTGATGTCAACAACGTTAGGAGACTATGCGTGTACGGTTCCTATATCATTATTTACTCAGAAACGTAAAAGTTCAGGGTCTGCGGCACCAGAAGTTTCCAGATTAAGAGGAAGACGATTTGTGACTATGCAGGAACCAGACGAGGCAATCGCGCTGAATACCGGTCTTATGAAAGAAATTACATCTTGTGAAAAGATGTATGCCCGCGATTTGTTTAAGTCCGGCGGGGAATTTGAGGTTCAAGCAAAATTTCATCTTGCATGTAATGAGAAACCAAAAATTAATACAACAGATGGAGGAACTTGGAGACGATTGATAGTTATCAACTTCATATCAAAATTCGTTCAGAATCCAGCCGGACCAAACGAATATCCGCTTGATGAAAGTATTCAATTTGCGGTTACTACGAAGCAATGGGCAATGCCTATGATGGCGTATTTAATTCATATCCTTCGCGAAGGAAACTGTCATCGTAAACTTTCTGCGCCACAGAAGGTCATGGAATATACATCAGAATATAGAAATGAAAATGATGGAATTCAAAAGTTTATTGATGATCACATTAAGGAACTCGCAGAAGGAGAGCAACCAGAACCAGTTATGAAACAAGAATTAAACCGCGTATTTAGAATTTGGAAAGACCAAAATGACCGAAAGACTCTATCTTCGTCAGATTTACAAAAGAGAATAGAGGCAAAATATGGGAAGTATCCTTCCAGCGGAGGCTGGGCAAACATTAAATTAGAAAATTAACGACGGCGGTGATGAGTCTTACGATGTCTACGACCGCCTGAATGACGACGCGTTTTTCGTTGACGGCGACCACCTGTTACTGTTTTTCCAGCCGGCTCCGACGCAGTTCCAAGAACTTTAGGAGCGGAAGATGTAGCCACCTTTGGCAACGGAAGAGCATCTGCTACTTTTTGAGCCGGACCAGCAACCGCAGACTTCACTTTTTCATACTGAGATTTTAACCACTCCATTGTTTTAGATTCAAGAAGTATTTTAAGTCGGCGTGTAAACTCTTGAAATTTTATACTTTAGTACAAGCCTCAAGCTTTTTTGATTCGTTATTTCCCATTACTCAATTGAATTTATCTATATCTAAATCTAACGACGCCCTCCTACAATTGGAGCAGTATATGCGCGAAGATACGGCAATGTAACTGAAACAATCGCAAACGCAACCAACAAACTTAAAGAACTTGCGATTACATCCCCTATCTTCAATTTCACTCCACCAATGGTAACAACAAATCCAGACACTTCAGAGCCGGCACTTCCACCAAACGCAGTTAGCACAGGAGTTACTAAATCGCGGGTAATTGCTTGAAAGAAATCCTTCAAGACACTCCCAAGAAACACAGCAACCGCAATCGCCCAAAATAATCCTTCGTTGGTCATTTACTATTAAAACGGAATCAATTTACGAAAAATGATTAACAATTATGGATGAATATTATGTTGTAGAAGAAGATGATACCGATATATCGCGTAATAAATTTATCCAAAAAATAAGAGAAATGCTTGATTCAGGATGGCAACTGTGTGGTCAAGCAGTAATTACACAACAAGATAAATATATACAGGTAATGGTAAAGTTTAAAAATTAATCTGCGTTTAAATCAGTGTTTAAATGGGTATAGATACACGGTATTGGGGTCCAAGTGGCTGGCAACTATTTCATTACATATCGTTTCATGCGAAAAATCCTAGACAATTTTTGATTGGTATTAAGGATATTTTGCCGTGTCGTTTTTGTAGGGAATCTACTACGAAATTTATGAGTGAACTTCCTGATATAACTGACCCAGCGAAATGGGTATATGACCTTCACAATAAAGTGAATGATAAACTGCGGACACAGTGTAAGGAAAATTCTGAGGTAATAAATCCCGGAGAAGATCCGACGTTTGACGAAGTAAAACAAAAGTATGAAAATATGAAATTAACTGGTATTTTGGGGCGTGATTTTTTATTTAGTATTTCCGCAAATTACCCAAAAATTCCAGAAGAGGCGGATATGGCTACACAAAGAATATTTTTAAAGCAATTGTCTGAGGTATATCCAAAGAAATTTACAAGATATTTAGAACAGCATCCGGCGCAGTTAGAAACTCGAAATTCGTATATGAAATGGATGTATGGACTATTTAAACATTTATACCCACAAGCGGATATTCCTACATTCCAAGGATATGCTCAGCGATTAGCATATTACACTAGCGGATGTGATAAGAAAACATATAAAGGAAAAACATGTCGGCGCATAAAAGGTGGTGGAAGAACAAAATCGCGAGACCATAGAAAAACGAAAAAGATAGCTTATTCAGGTCTTCTTGCTGGTTGAAATTTTTTCAATATTTCGAAGATGCTTCGATGAATATTTACCATTTTTTCCTTGTCCTTTTTCTTTCTGGTCCTTCTTGGACTCACGGCGAGTCTTAGGTTGGTCCATCTTTATTCATAATAGGATTCTTGTGATATTAAAATTCGTTTTTTATCTACACGATAACAAGTTCAAATATTTCTTGGGAGTTTTAATTCATATGCTTTTGCTTCTTCTTCAGTGTTAAATTCCTTAACAACTCTTTTGGTGTCATCAAAACAAACACCATACCAAAATCCTGATGATGAAGAATCCTCAAATTTAAGAACAACCCATGTTTATTTATTTCTACGAATGTGCGCGACATTGCGTCTACAAAGATGGTCAAATATACTTCGCAAAGAATAATGGAGTGGTGGTATCCGATTGTAATTGGAACAACTGCGTATCTATATATTCAGATGTTCAACTATAATGTTAAAAAACCCGTTTTATAGTTTAAATCGTCTTTTAAAATCTGTTAAAGATGCTTTGAATGATTTTTTATTCCACAATATCCAGCGGGATAATGCTCCCGCAGTGTCCGGCTTACTCCAATGTTCTCCCATTCCAGAATGGCGATTGAGATAGCGTTGCTTTCTAGTGACATCTTTGTGCTTTGTAAAGTCTGACATCCCCTTTGCTCCAAATGGAATAGTCTTGGTGTGTCCATCTGGATACTGAAATGTCGCATCCCATTTTTTATCCTTTTTATGGGATGGGCGAACCGATTTTAATTTCACAGTTTTTTGTGGCATCTTATTATTCTTTGTGAAATTCAATGGAGGGCTGGTATACGATGATTCGAAATTTCAAAGACCAGAGTGAGAATCCTTATTTAACAGAAGTCATTTGTCACCGCGTTTTCCAAGATTTAAAGCGCTCAAAAATTCGCGATAAAAATAAATTTAGAGAACGGGCTGGGAAAGAATTTACAACATGGTCTTATAATTTAGAATTAACATATCCAAAAGAGTTAGTAATGGAATTATTGAATGATGATGATTTTTGGTTAAAAACACTAGAATTAACAATTGGAAAATGAAAACGGAAAACCCATATAAACAGAAACATATCTTATAATAAGAATGACCGACCGTATTATTGGTGTTCAATTCGGGATTGCGAATCCAGACGAAATCGTAACCCGAAGTGTTGTTGAAGTCATTACAGATAATACATACCGTGCCGGACAACCAGTATCCGGCGGAGTATTTGACCCAAGATTTGGCGTAATTGAAAATGGTAAAATATGTCCGACATGTAAGCAAACGAACTTGTTATGTCCCGGGCATTTCGGTCATATTAAATTAGCAAGACCTGTATATCTATATCAGTTTCTAGATCCGATTCAAAAAATAATTCAAATTGTGTGTTTGAATTGTTCAAATCCTTATCTACCGGATGATGAATTGGATAAAATATCAAAACAGTATGATGGTATTGACCGATTCAATGCTGTCCGCGAGAGGACAGCGTCTTTTAAAACGAAGGAATTAAAGGTTGAATCTGCGTGTATGCATTGCGGAACTCCGGCAATTAAAAAGATTGAAAAATTGGAAGGAAAGCCGGCATCTTTGCAAGCGGTCACATATGATTCGGAATCTGAACCGATTCCTCTTCAGCCGGAAATGGTTCTTCGAATGTTTCAACGTATTTCGGATGAGCATGTATCGGCGATTGGGTTTAATCCAAAGTTCAGTCGTCCGGACTGGATGATTTGTACTGTATTAGCGGTTCCGCCACTTACAGTTCGTCCGACGGTTGTAATGGAAGACAATCAGCGAATGGAGGATGATCTTACTCATAAATTGATTGATATTGTTCGAAATAATCAGAGATTGCGAGATAAGATTGATAAGGGTGATTCTGCAGACATCATTGACAAATATACTGAATTACTTCAATTTGATGTTGCTACATATGTTGACAATGATATTAAGGGGATGCCTCCGGCCGCACAACGGTCCGGACGTCCTTTGAAAACATTGAAGTCGCGTATGGGTGCAAAATCAGGACGTGTAAGAGGAAATCTGATGGGAAAGCGTGTTGATTTCTCAGCTCGTTCAGTTATTACACCTGACGCAAACATTGAGTTAGATGAGCTCGGAGTTCCTGAAGAAATTGCGAGAAATCTTACATTTCCAGAAGTGGTCACTGGTTACAATCGTGATCGGTTAATGACGTATATTAGAAATGGACCATCAAATCACCCCGGTGCAAAATCCGTGTTTCTAAAAGACGACAAGAGAACATTAAGTTTGAAGTTTGTTAATCCTGAAACCATAGATTTGAAAGAGGGTGATATAGTTCACAGGCATCTGATTGACGGAGATGTAGTTCTATTTAATCGCCAACCATCCTTGCACAAGGCATCTATGGAATGCCATAGAATCCGAGTCTTGCCATATTCAACATTCAGGCTGAATGTTTCCGCTACGAGACCATATAACGCAGATTTTGACGGTGACGAGATGAACATGCATGTGCCACAATCAATTGCTTCGGCTACGGAGCTTCGTTACTTAGCTACAGTATTAAGACAGATTGTATCACCGCGAACAAATTCAGCAATTATTCAATTATTTCAGGATACGATGACTGGTACTTTTAGAATTTCTCAACCGAATGTTCAAGTCCCAGAACATATTGCAATGAATATTCTTTCGCGAATGAATCGTCCATTGTCATCATATAAGCGTCAAAATAAAACTGTGTCTGGTCAAGACTTGATTTCAATGGCATTTCCACTGATGAATATTTCAGAAAAAATTAAATTAGAAAATGGAAAACTTGTAAAGGGGATTTTAGATAAGGGGGTTACTGGTGGAATTATTCAAACATTATTTAATGATTTCAATCCAAAGCGAGCCGGTCAGTTCATCAATGACGTCCAAGCGATTGTAACAAAATACAATCTCTTCTCTGGATTTTCTGTAGGAGCATCCGATTTAATTCCGGATCCAGCGACTCAGGAAATTATTCAATCTGAATTTGAAAAAACACGTCGTGAAGTATCTGATATTCTTTCCAGTGTTCATTCTGGAACATTTCTAAATAATTCTGGTCGTCCGGATGGTGAAGAATTAGAAAACCAAATTACAAATAAAACAAAGGACTTGTTTAATACGCTATCAAAAAGTGTTACTGAATCTCTTCCAAAGACGAATAGAGTAGTTCAAATGGTAGAATCTGGCGCTAAGGGATCCGGATTAAACATTACGCAAATGATGGGATTGTTGGGGCAACAACTTGTGGAAGGTCGTCGTATTAAGTATACGCTACAAGACCGAACACTTCCTCATTTCGCGAGGTTTGACGATGGTTTTGAATCGCGAGGATTTGTAGAAAATTGCTTTATTTCTGGTCTTCGTCCGGCTGAATTCTTCTTCCACGCAATGGGTGGACGTGAAGGATTAATTGATACTGCTGTGAAATCTGTAGTTGGAGAAACAGAAATTGTAATCATTGAAAATAATAATTCAAAACTTGTTCAAATTGGCGAATGGATTGATTCTATTATTAAAAACTCAAAAAATATTGAAGTTACAGGAGACCGAGAATTTGTAGAGATCCAAAATACGTTCATACCTACAGTAGACGCGGAAGGACACGTCACATGGGGCGAAGTAACCGCTGTAACAAGACATGATCCAACAACTGTGATGTATGAAATTAAAACAAAGGGTGGAAAAAATGTCACTGTAACAGCAAGTCATTCATTGCTAATCTGGAATGAAACTCAGAAACAGTTTAACCCGGTTGATTCTGATAAAGTGAATGTCGGAGATTTCGTTCCTGTATCTCACACACTTCCATCACCACCGGTGATTTCGAATGCAATTGCGTTGGAAGACTATCTGTCAAAGAATGAATTCATATATGGAACAGATTTCAACACCGCTGTATCTATGATGACCACAGATATGGCAAATCGCGAACACATTGAGCGTGGATGGTGGAATAAACACAATGGATCTGAGTTTACATTGCCGTATGATTCAAAGGCTAAAATACAGCGAGCTACTGTTCGTTCAAATGTAGAATCAATCCAAAATGGGTTCGTATATCCATGGAATACCAGTAGAATTTGTGGAATTCCGGAACGGTTTGAGCTAGACCAAGTAAATGGAACTTTCATCGGACTTTTCTTAGCAGAAGAGCATTCATCAATTTCAGACGGAACTGTTGTAATCACAAATAATAACGAAAATGTTAGAACATTTGTTAAAAATTGGTTTAATACTATGAATATTCATTGGGCAGAAACAACAAAAATCAATCATATTGGCGGAACAACAACAAGTGTATTCGGTTATAGCACGGTTCTTGCTAGACTTCTAACCGAATTATGCGGTCATACTGCGGTAAATAAGCATGTTCCAAACGAATGCTTTACCGCGTCTGATGAATGTATTGTTGGAATTTTGAACGGTTATTTCTCAGGCGATGGAACAATTAGTAAAAATAGTATTGAGTCCGGTTCCGCGTCATCAAAACTCACAGATGGAATTAGTATGTTGTGTACACGCCTTGGAATCTTTGGAAAAACATTTGTAACTCATTGTAAAACAAATAATTTAGGAACAGAGAACATTCTACCGTCATATAGATTTGCGATTCGGGCACAGTGGGCTAGTAAGTTTGCCGAGCATATTCCGCTAGTTGACAATGTAAAACAAGAGAAACTTAAACAACTAGTATGTACTGATGTACATCGAAACTTTCCGGTTCAAAATGATGTAGTACTTGATGAAATCATTTCAATTACGGAGTTGTCTACTGATAAAAAGGTGTATGATTTGACCGTTCCATCAACTGTTAATTTCGGACTTGCTAACGGGCTTCATGTTGTTGATACGTCTGATAGCGGGTATATCCAACGTAAGCTTGTCAAATCAATGGAAGACCTACATATTGAATATGATGGAACAGTTAGAAATGTGAATGGAAGCATTATTCAATTTCATTATGGCGGAGATGGGATTGATACTACCGCTGTTGAGAAACAGCCGTGTGAGCTTGGGGAAATGAGTATGGAGGCAATTTATAGAGAGTTTGCATGTTCATCCGCAGATTTTGAAGGAATAACAAAAGAATCAGTTGGTCCAAATGTTCCAGACATGATAGAACAAATCCTACAAGATCGCGATGTTCTTGTAAAGAATGTGTTTCAGTTTGTTAAGAATTCAACAGTCGAAGCCCCAGTTCATTTGAAACGTTTAATTGAAAAATATAGAAATCCATATGCGACAAAGACAGAATTAATGCCAGACTATGTAGTTTCAGAACTTGAAAAACTAGTCAATGAACCGATTATGAAACATAATAAAGTATTTCACATTTTACTGCGATTCTATCTTGCGCCGAAGAAATCAATTATAAGTCTAAGGCTGTCGAAAGATATGTTTGACGAACTCTTGAGAGATATTCGGTTCCGGTACATCAAGTCACAAGTTCAGGCCGGTGAAATGGTTGGAACTCTTGCGGCACAATCAATTGGTGAGCCAACTACTCAGCTGACCCTGAATACGTTTCATTCAGCTGGCACTGTCAAAGCGAACGCAACTGCTGGCGTACCTCGTATTGTGGAACTTCTCTCAGCGACTCACAATCCAAAAAATCCTGCAAATGCAGTGTATATGAACCCATCAATTTCCGGATCACAAGATGCTGTTATTTCAAAGATGAAAGAAATTCAAAAGACAACGTTGCGGGATATTACTCGATCTGTTAGAATTTATTATGATCCAACCCCACTATCATCAGATACAGTTGTTCAAGAAGACCGCGATATTCTGCGTTCGTACGAGAGATTTTCAGTAACACAGGGAAACTTGTGCGTATCTCCTTGGATTCTTCGTTTGGAATTAGACACAAATGAAATGGCATCAAGAAATGTAATTGACATGACAATGATTCAAATGAAGATTGAAAATAACAAAGTATTGCGAGTGTTTGAATGCGTTCACTCAGATACAAATACACCAGACAAGATGATTATGCGGATTACATTTGCGCCGGAAGTTGTAAAAAATGCGTTATCTCTGCGATTCATTGAGGAAAAGTTATTGGACACAGTTTTAACAGGAGTAGACGGAATAGGAAAAGCATATGTTCGCGAAGTTAAGAATGAAATGTTATATGATGAAAAGATTGGTGGATACACAAGCGTAAAACAATACGTATTGGACGTAGACGGTACTAATTTGTTAGACCTTGCGCTTGTTCCAAATACAGACCCATATCGCTCTCTTTCAAACGATGTTCATGAAATATTGGATGTATTTGGAATTGAAGCAGTAAGAATTGCGCTATATCGTGAATTCATGGAAGCATTTAGTTCAGAAAAAATCAATTACCATCACCTCATTACGTTAATCGATAGCATGACATCCGCTGGATTCATTATTTCAGTCAATCGTTCCGGTATGAGCAAAAATGACAGCGGTGTACTAACTCGATCATCGTTCGAAGAAACATCAAAGGTTCTATTTAACGCCGCTATTAGCGCTGACTTTGATAACATGCGAGGTGTGTCCGCAAACATTATGTTTGGACAGAAACCTCCGTGTGGAACAGGATTTGTTGACATCCTAATTGATGAAACAAAGTTTCCAGAGGGAACGGAAGAGGATATGTCATCATTCGAGACAAATCTTATCGCGGCAAACCAACACGTAGAACAAGAAGAACTAAAAGAAAACGCTCAAGGAGAATGCAGAATAGAAGATATTATGATGGCTTGGTAAAAACGGATTATTTTAAAATAAAAAGATTATTATCACCGAAACCATGGCATACATTCCAAAATATCTACAATGGACACGCGATGATGCACGCAGAAGCATTATGTCTATCGAGGATGGTGAGCATATTCCACCATCATTCATAGTTGGAGTTCACTTCGCACATCATTCAAAAGATGATAACTTTGATGACGGATTATCTTTATTGGACTTGTTGTATAATAAGCTCAAGGTACCATTCAAGTTGGATTGGAACGTTGAACGAATAAAGCAAGTTATTCGAGGATCAGCAAACAAAGAAGAAGCTCTTCTTCAATATTTAAAAACAGTTCTTACTAAGGAAATGATCGCGTACTATGGAATTTAAAAACGAATAAAAACGATTTTTTACATATATACTGTAAGTTATTACATTACATAAATATGGAAAAGTATCCTATTTATATTGGGTTATACTTGAGTGTTCGCGATTGGATTACACACGCACAAGAGGAATTGATGGATGGTATTTTGTATTTGGAGAAACTGAAACGGGAAACTCTAAACCCCTCATAATATAGATAAATTAATTACAACTATGATTATGTAAATGGCTGGGTTCTTAACTCTAATTACTATAGGCAAGACCAGCCATGCCACTCATAATTCGCAGGATGTTGTAGTTGACCGCATAGACGCGGACATCCCATGTCTGATCAGTGGATTGGTTCAACTTAACATTTCCGTCCAAGTTCATTACGATAGTAGCTGTGTCAATGCGGGAAAAGTTGCATGTGCCGGATGGTTGGTGCTCTTCAGGTCGTAGAGCGAATGAGTAGCTGTAGATACCATATTGTGGTAGAGGAATTGACTGGCTTTGAACAGTTGCCTTTAGTCCGCAGTAATGCTGGTATGCCTGTACTTGACCAAAATAGTCGCCATAGCGTTTGTCAAGACGGTCTTGTCCATTAATTTGGAGCCACTGCGATTCAACAGCGTCAACATCATACGTGAATGGGCGAAGACGGTGGTCAGATGATGGACGATACGGGGATACTGCTGTAGAAATTGGTAGCTTACAACTTCTGTATTCAGATGGTTGTACAACCCATACAAGTTCCTTCACTGGGTGATTGAACGTCAAATCAATTCGGTTGTTAAAGCTAGCAATACCACGATCCTCGTTATATTGCGTCTGTTCAATCAAATATTCATGCGCTTCCTGTGCCATACGACGACGCTCCTCCGTGTCAAGGTAGATATAGTCCACATAAATCGCCGCTTGAACTGGCTGTGGCAGTGAAGAGGCTGCAGTATAATCCCCAGCAATCAAATCCGCTGTATTCCACTGTAAATCAATTTTTACTTCGTGATACTGAAGAGCAATCAAGGGCAATGCGGCCGCCGGATTGCGGGTAAAGAAAAACGTGAGTGGGATATACAACACATTTGGAAGAGCCGGTTTTCCGGAGCTACACAGCGCATTCGGATCAGTAAATGTAGTTGTGCTTGCTTTGGTTCCCGTAGCAACGGGTGTTGAGAAACTACCACTTGATGTAGAACTATATACCGTGTCACTATATGCTTGAGTTGCGTTTGTTGTGCTGGGGCCTCCGGACACTAAATTCCACAATTTAGATGATGTCATAAGGTCTGATGTAAGTGCGTCCCACAGATACAACCACTCACCATACAAGCGGTCAATCTGCTGTCCACCAATATCCAACTCAACATACTTAATTAAGTTATAACCAAGTCGCCCTTGGTCATTATTGAACGTTCCGGCCGGCATTACAACCTCCAGATACGTAGAATACAGCAAGTCGGCGTGTCGCGGAATTACTGCGGAATGCTTCGTCCCCCAAGCGGCCTGCCCCGTAAAGTTAATTCGAAAAGGTTCCATCGCAAAATTCGTATGACGTTTATACAGCCCTTTCCAGAAGGTAATCTGAGGATTTCCGGAAATGTATGCATCTTGAGCTCCATATGCGACTAATTGAAGCAACCCGCCACCCATTTGTCTTTATATGTTAGATATAATCATTTTTTACTTACGCGAATGTCTGCGTGTTCGTCGGCGACTACCGCCAACAGGGGATGCCGGCACAGATACATTACCAGTAGCGCCGCCATGCTTCTTATACGTCTTTTTTGCTTCCGCAATGACGTGTTTTAATCCATCACCCTTCTTGTAGGTACCCTTGGATTTCATGTGTCTCATCGTTTTCTTTATATGCGACATCCACCGATTTGCCATTTTATTATAACGCAGAGATTTCATATTGTAACATCATAGATGGGCGACGTTTTTCGCATCGGCTGGAATGAAACGCTTGGGTCTGGTAATGTCGGCTTCTTATATTTTTTAGGTTTCAATGGACGTAATGCCACCGGCTTTAAGACGAAACTATTTTCCTGAAATTCCCCAATATAAAATTCCATCACACTATCCGCGGAACCGTAATTCATCAAATTCCATTGACACCCATACGTAAACAATATTTCAGAATTTTTATTAATCAAATCCTCTTCCGCGTCCGGAACAACCATAGTGATATGATTGCGGTTAAAATTTATTAGTTCTTCATGGTCATGGGGTTGGGATGCTTGTGTATACGTCATTCTGCGCAAATGCGATGTGTCCCACGATAAATTCACCAACTCTTCCATAAGAGTTCCTTTCACATTTCCACCAGACACAATAATTAGTTTATTTTGAAGATTACAGACCGGCTCTACTGCCAAATTCTTTCGAGTGTAACTGTATTCGGGTTCTAACATAAACTTTTGGCATGTTTGTTTTAGTATTTCTGCAGTCGCATTAATAACTGTTGTTTTATCTGTATGAAACACCAAACTTAGCATAAATGGATCTGAAGAGGCCGGTGATGTAATTGAATTAAAGGCATTGTTCGCAATACTCACGCAACACGCGGAAAAGGGAACTGTATTATAAGCATAATCTATTCCCAATTTTTGATTTTTTAATCCTACCACGGGTTTATTTTGTTCATCCGAATATACATCAAGTTCAACCAACCTTGGGCCGGCTTTGATTACCATTGGTAGAATTGAATCTGAAACATAATCATATAATTCTGCTCCCGGGAAAACAGAATATGACGAAGATGCCACATAATAATCGCAAAGTCTATACGGTTGTGGGCATCCAAGTGGCGCAACCCGAGTTACTTTTTGATATGCGTCAAACGTTGGTTTTGCCTTTGAAAGTGCTTTAGATTCCGAAGGCTCTACTGATTTCCATATCATATACCCAATAACCGCTATTACGATCGCAATTGCGGAATAGTATATCCACGCAGATGGTATATCCATTATCTTTAAAACGGAACTTAAAAACAACATATTTAATGAATACAAATGAATCTATTATTCTGGCTATTCGGAATTATGAGCGCTTATTCGTATACAACTGGGGTTGATACATGGGAACCACCTAATCATGGATCGTGGGCATCTTCAAATCCATTTCAGATAAATTTAAACACTCAATCTGGTTATATTCCAAATACAAACTATTCCATAACAGTTGGAAATACGGCAACATTTCGCGGATTTATATTGGACTCTAATGTTGGTTCATTTTATTTAGACCCTACTGATTCTGGCGTTCGTCATATGAATTCTTGGAATGGAGTAACACATGTTACGAATACTGCGGTAAGAAGTCGTAAAGCAATTTGGCAATCACCTTCGGCAGGAAATGGTCCGGCTATATTTAGGTCATACATTGTTGTAAATACAAATAATGATGGAAATTATAATGCATCATTAACAGTATTCGAAACAGTGCCTAGTAGTTCCCCGTCATATACAAGTGAACCAAGTATGTCAGCAACATGTTCCATGTTTCCAACAAGTTTCTCATATGCTTCAATGTCTAGCTCATCATCATTTACCAGCGTACCGACCAATTCCGGAACATCAAGTTCCCTATCAACTACATCAGATTCAAAGAGTACAAGTACAAGTTCTACACCTACTCCTACTCCGACATATACACAGACTCCAACACCATCCTATAGCGCGGTATCTACTCCTACCCCTACGCCATCCTATAGCATATTATCTACAACTACTCAGACACAGACTCCAACTTCAACATTTATCCATACTCCAACATCAGCACCTACCCCTATTCCATCCTATAGTGCAGTATCTACACCTACCCCTACGCCATCCTATAGTGCAGTATCTACTCCTACTCAAACTCCAACATCAGCGCCTACCCCTATTCCATCCTATAGTGCAGTATCTACACCTACCCCTACACCAACCTATACCGCAGTATCTACACCTACCCCTACACCAACCTATACCGCAGTATCTACTCCTACTCAAACTCCAACATCAGCGCCTACTCCTACACCAACCTATACCGCAGTACCTACACCTACTCCGACATATACCGCAGTACCTACACCTACTCCGACATATAGCGCAGTGTCTACCCCTAGTCCAACATATACTTCGACTCAAACAATTGTAAACAATACACGGAATGAAGAATATGTTGGAACACCGTCACCGCCAACTCAACCTTCTAACGATTATAACTGGGGAGTTGCGATTGGAATTAATGCTGTTATTGTTGCGTTTCTAATGATAGTATGGTATGTGGTAATACCATCTATTCAGAAAAAAAATAATAATTCTAAGAAACCAGAAAAGCCAAAACAGAATGATGATAATACAATTGTATTAATAACTAGAAATCCAATGTCTAATCGGACCTTAATAGAAACCCGTAAAGAAACATTTAAGCCTCAGCAAATTCGTCGTTAAACTTTGAAAAAGGTTCCGCGAAATCCGCGAACTACGTCATCTGGAATTCTTTTTTCCATTGAAATTCCCATAAGACAGCAATAATGAAAATATAAGGAATACATTCCGCATTCTGAATCTTGAAATTGATGGCGTGTTTTATTGTAGGAGCATACCATTGGTTTTTTATGAATTCCTGTTTTGTCCCAATGTTCTTTCCAACGTTTCATCAAAATTTGAATTTCTTTTTCTGGTTTTACAGCGTATGAATCAAAGTATGTTATTCGCGGATATTCTAACTCTGGACGAATGTCACAAAATAGCGCAATCCAATGTTGCCCGGGGCCGGTAGAAACATCTGTATTAAAAATAATGCCTATTTGAGTATACTTTTTCTTATAAAGCGACGTAATGTCCAATGAACAAAGTGAGCTTACAATACACGTTCCAGTATTTGATTTTTTGTCAAAATCAATCGGAATCGCGCCGACGTAATAATAATTCTTAAAAACTTTCTCAAATTGTTTTTCAAGTTGATCAATCTCGCGGGATGATAACCATTCACGAGAATTATTCTTCCATGAATTCGGCGCTGTTGGTTTCATAATTAATTCTTGAACAACACACTCGGCACCATCACATATAGAATGAAACCGCGATCTTAAACGGTTCCATGTTTGTTTCATCGACCCCTCTGGAATTTTTGACGAAGGATGTTCGGAATTATAAACCTTTCGTAGGTTTTCTATTTCAGATGCGTTAAAATACATCTCCTTACATTTGAAAACGGAATCTATTTTAATGGTAGTCTGTTATTACACACATAATGGACCCGCTGAGACAGTATTTAAGAGGTTATAGACTTATTGATGACCAAATTCGTGAACTAAATGGCAAACTGAATGAAAAACGTGACGTCCGTAAAATGGTTGAACACAAAATCACTAAAATCCTCAGTGATCCGCAGTTTTCGCAAATTAAGAAATTAAAGCTTGAGGATGACGGATCTACGTTCAGAGTTCAACATCCAAATACGTATCAAAAACCTTGGACACTTTCTCAGAAAGATTTAAAGGGTTTATTGGAGGGTTATTTTATGAATAATACAAATCCAAATGCGGAAGAGTGTCATAAGTATATTTGTGAGAAGCGTAAGTCTGAATTGGTGGCTACTGAATTCGCCATTACAAGAGTTCTTTTGAACGAAAACGAAATTATGTAAGTAAAAAGAAGAGATGAACACAAAGATGTATAATCCGTACAATCCAAAGAATTGCTTGTTTACCAAATCAGATATACAAGCAATCCTTACGAAGCATTCATGTAATCTTATAGTTCAAGATGTTCAGTTGTTTCAAACAGCAATGGTCCATTCATCATACGTAAGACGATCAGAGTATACAACGCCAACAGGAGAAGTAACACAGCTATCCCCGAAACCGGAAAATTGCCTAGAACTATTTGTTGATTCCTACGAGCGTTTAGAGCACTTGGGGGATTCCATATTGGGAGCAGTGGTTTCGACATATTTAATAAGACGATTCCCCTCTGAAAATGAGGGATTCATGACTGATTTAAAGAAGGAAATTGTCTGTAATGAAACACTTGGACAACTTTCTCAAAAAATAGGGTTGGATGTATATTACGTTATATCGCGACATAACGAGGATATTTGCAATGGACGTTCAAATCTAAAAAAATTGGGAGATATTTTAGAAGCATTCATTGGCGCATTGTGGATTGAATCTGACTACAATTTCCAAATAGTTTCATCTTTCATTGTATGTTTGATTGAAAGATACATCAATATTCCAAAGTTGTTGATGAACAATAGAAATTATAAGGAACAACTTCAAAAGATTTATCAAGGAAAATTTCACTGTACTCCAAAATATGTGATGGTTTCGTCTTCCCAAAATTCTTACACGATGGCCGCTACAGATGAAAATGGCATCCATCTTGGAGTAGGAAGCGCAAGCACAAAAAAACAAGCGGAACAGATTGCCGCAAAAGATGCTATAAAGAATCTTCAATCTTAAATAATGAATATATTTCAATTTCCATACGTTCTATACAGATTTGATAAATCAACATCTGATGACTTTTTTGAAATAAAATCATCGGATAAGACAATAATATCAAATCAAACATATTTAAGCACTAATTTAGGTTCCGGCGGTCATATAGTTGGCTTTTTTAGTTATGATCCTCAAAAAGAAAGAAACGAGTCATTAAAAGAATATACAACACTTAATAACGCGTTAGGAACATTCAATCCCACAGGAAAAAAAGACCTAATTGTATTAGACCCATGGAATTTGATAGATCTCGCATGGAATAAAGATATGATAGATGCCACAAATACAACATTAAGCGATATAATCCTTCCAAAAGAAGGTAAACTGAAATTTGCATTTTTAGGAAGATTAATGAACGTAGATGTTGGGTCACGCACCGGTATAGGAACTGGTGTTGGCAATGATGCGGAAGTTGATTTCATAGGCGATATAAAAATAAAGGCACACGTATTCAAACACGGTCTAAAATATAAAAAAATGCTTGAAGAATTGGATAATATTTATGAAAAATTATATTATAGAGAAATTCCATTCGTTTTCGGTAGGATGAACATTAGCAATCTAAATTTTGATAAAGATGAACAACAACATTATGGCGGTAAACGAAAAAAACAACTCAAATAGCCATACTATTTTTATTTTTAGGAAGTCTGCGAATTAATAATTCTTTTTGTGTTCCTCCAACAGACATGTCTTCTGCACCTTCAGAAATACCCTCAATTGATCGCAGTACCTCCGCTACACGTTGCGGTTGATCCGAAAATTGAAGTAATAAATGTGTTCTAATTAACTCACGTCTCAATGGAGGTCTAGATGTTCTAACAGAACGCGATATATTTCCAACTCCAGAACCTTCTAGCGCAAAATTGTCTACGTTATTATCTCTCATAAACTCCAAAATCATTTTTGAATTTAGAGTTTTTTGTTCGCGAATTTCTTTTATTTGACGACGCAAATCTCGCTCTCTGTCGTCTAAAGTAACCCACTCTTTCAGAGATTGTTTAATTTTTTCCGTATTGTCTTGTTCCATTTAGAATGTGTATGTCTATATGTTGAAAGTTGTTTTCCGCCTTTTGAAACTTTATTAGCAACTTTTCCAACTGAAATCGCGGCTTTATACAGGATTGGCCCAACAAATGGTAAAATTAAAAACGATGCGAGAACCGCTTCGCCAAGTTCATCTTCCATAATATGTGTTATTACTACCATTAACGCTGCAACTGCGGCCGGAACTGCCACAACAGTTGCACCAACCGGACCACCAATATCACTTGCTACCGTATCCGCAGTTATAATTCCAGTTGTAGTAGCCTGAACAACCGATTCTTTCACTATTTGAACTACAGGACCTATCGTTCTGTTCGATTGTAATGTCTTTAAAAATGTAACATATGGGTACGCCAAATCACTAACATTCACTACAACATTTGGCATGTAATTTCTTACATACGAAATCAAGTGGCGTATTCCTTTATCAAGAACAACTGCCTCGTCAGATGTTCCTCCAGACTGCTTTAACATGCGGAATATAATTTTTGATTGTCTATCGTCAAATATAGGTTTTGATTTTATATGCGCAGAATTTTTAATATCCTCCGCAGATTTCCATTTATGTTCTCGCAAATAGTCGTTCAAACTTAACGTCTTTACAACCTTTTCCGCGATTTTTTTGCTATTCATCTTTTTTTCCAAAAATGACTGAATTTTACGTAACCGCGTATCCTTTATAGAGTCCTCGTAGACCCACACCATTATTGTATGCGTTCAAAAAATACTCTTAAAAGGCCAGAAAACACCAAATGCCAACATTAAAACAAATGAATAACTTAGATGAAGATAACGGCACGGTTAATTGGAATGGGCAACTTGAGTCAATTCTAGCTCAGGAAGGAGAACGTGCTCTATGTTTCGCGTGGTTACACGATAAATCCCAAAAGAAATACACAAAATTGAATACGTACATCACATTACCAACAATTACAATGTCTACGCTGGCCGGTAGTGTTGCTATAGGCTCATCCACAATTTTTACAAATCATACAGAGGCTGGAAATTACTTTATTGGCGGAGTAAGTTTAGGTGTGGCTATTTTAAACACAATTTCAAGTTATTTCGCATGGGCAAAGCGGTCGGAATCGCATAGACTATCCGGAATTGCTTACACAAAAATGCACAGATTTATTATGATTGAGTTAGCTTTACCAAGAACAGAACGTATGGCCGCAAGAGATATGTTAAAAATTTGCAGAGACCAATTAGATAGATTACAAGAAACAGCTCCACAAATTCCAGATGATATTATACAGATGTTTAATACAAAATTCGCGGATAATACCCCCGAGGTTAGTAAGCCGGAAATTACAAATGGATTAGATCCAATAGAAGTATATATTGATGAAAGTACTACACCAAATAAATTATCACTTTCGGCAAGAACTTTCTTTTCTAAAACTTCCAGCGTCGATCACACTCAAGACAATTTACAAACGTCGTCATTGGCTCGTCCGCTGACCGTGTCTGCATCTGATAATAATCACATTTAGATTTCTTCTTACATCCCGAACACCATAAGAATATAGATGCACTGTTATTATTGGAATATAGCTTCTTTTCCGCTTCAATGATTTTTTCAATAGCACTCTTCCACCGCGCCGGACATAAATCTACCGCGGTTAATTCTATAAATTGTTGAGGAGTGATTGCTTCAGAATTTAACTTTTCGATCCAGTTTTCATTATTTTTAACATAACCGTCCAAACCTTTTAGATTTTCATACATAGATGTAGCACGACTTCTATACATATTCCAAAATACACGATTCTTCCAATCAACATCAATACCTTCCTTAAGCGCTTGATCATTCACATTTTTTAATAATACTGTTTCTAATTCAGTTGCGAAAGTAGTAAGTTCTTTAAAATTTTCACGAACTTTATCCCGAATCGCACAATCAACAAATACATTCTTTGATCTAACAATTGTTGGTTTTGAAGATTTAGGTTCTCGTTTAACTTCTTTTACTTCTTCCTCAATCTCCGGCTCTTCCTCAACCTCAATTTCCTCTTCTTCATTTTCAACAATTTCATCCGCATCCTCTTCTAAATCATCAACTGCGAATGTCCATTCACAATACAACGTCTCATATTCATCCGCTTTCAAATTATCATACGACGAAATATTTTGGTCATATGCGTCTTGATTTTCGTTCTTAGACGCTAAGATTATGATTGGCCCATAAAACGTTTCCTCATCAAATGGGGAAGGTAACATATGTGAATTCACGTTATCATCCTCCCCAGTAACACTAGCAAAGATTGATAACCATCGTTTTTCATTTAATGGGTCTTGAATCTTACCTTGAAACTGTATATCCGCGTTTTTATATTTCTTTCGCAACCATTCAAGGACATCCGATGTTTTGGTTGGAATTTGAAAATCTGAATAAGCGCTTACTGTTGAAATTGAAACACCGTATACCATTGTGTAATCTATACAGTTGTATTGTGTAATTTCGTTTTTAAAAACGAATTTTTTTAAGCAATTATTCATTCTTTTCATCAAAGATGAAGTCATATATTCCTCCCCAAATGCGCCAAAAGAAGGCGGATACTACAATTGATTTAAGCAATAAGGCGTTTCCGTCACTAACAGATAACAAGCAACAACAGCGACAATGGGTCGGTGAAACTTCCTTTTCCAAGCTAGCAAATGACTGGCAAGAAAAGGATGAGAGAGAAGCCCAAGAAAAGGAATTAAGTCGTATTAGAGAAATTATTCATAACGCATCAGCACCTGTGTCTATGAATAATCTATTTAAACTGCGGGCACAACCGGACTTTGAAGAAGAAGATATTCACATAGAGATACCTCCGCAAGTATCAGAGTGGACCGACGTTAAGAAGAAGACAAAGCCCCGTAAGACCGTTGATATCGACCTAGAGGAAGGCTTAGATAATAAGCCGGAGGAAAAATGGGGATTCAATGAGCACCTAAATGTCGCTCCAAGCGGTAAGAAGGGCTTTTAAACAGTCATTGGAGCCGGCGTCTTAATAAATAAACCACGAACCCATATAGCTAAATCCTGCCCTAAACGCGGAATATAAAGGCCGTATGGACCCTTACTAGCTAACCAAGCATAATAAACTCCAAATACAAAAGCACAAATTAACAATACAACATCAATTAAAGCAAAAATACCATTTTTACTTATTTGATCTCCGGCCCAATCAGATATCCCTTTTGTTTTTGCCTTTTTAGTATCTTGTACTCCCGCAGATTTTACCGGTTTAACATCGTCACCTTTCTTTGGAGCTCGCTTACACCTCATATATGTTTTTCCATCATGAGGCATAGGCCCTCCAGGTAATTGGTCAATGTCATTCAAAAATATTTCACGGTCCCCAAGCGGTTGAATAGGCCTTGATCCTGGTGCTACATTTTTTGTTAACAACGCAAAATTATTGGCATCCATGTTAATCATAGACTTAAATACACACCATTTAACCGGCGCACAATTCGGAATGATATCAGACCCATCGTAATAAAAATAAGCTCCGTTTGGAGGCACCATCATAAAAATACCCCAATTTTCTCCAAGATTTACAGTGTTCCACCCACCGGTTCCGGCATACGGGATAAATGAATTAAAAAAATGTGTAGCAGTTGTTTCCGCAGGATTGACGCGAACTAATGTACTAACATTTAATCGTGCTCCGGTAGGATTTGTAAAAAAAGCGACGATTTCAGCATCCGCCTGAATATTTTCAATAGTATGATGACTTGGATGATTTACCAAAATACTATTACACATATACCCTTCCCCATTAAACTTACAAGAACCCAATCCAGATGTGCTGGAAAGAATCAATCCCTCATCTGTTATAATTGTATTTGCGGAAGCAACCATTGCGTCGTCAAATACCAATTCACACATTAAATCACACGGTTTCGCTGATGTGTGCGATAAATTAATTGGACTTTGGTTTGTGCCGGAACAGTTTCCGGTCCAAGAAGTAGATGAGCTGAAAATACTCATTTGTAGTTTATCACGATTTTGTATCCCGCAATTACACAATATGGCAGATCCATCTTATGAAGACGCTATGGCGAGTGCCGATAGAATGAGTAAAATGATTAATAACATAAAAAATACTAAAAAAAAGAAAGAAACTACTACAACTACACCATCACCGAGTGTTGAAGATCTCAACAAGCAAATAGCTGAGTTGCAAAAATCGTTAGCAGATGCGACAAAACCATCAGCAATACGCACATGGTTTTCAACATACCTCTATCAAATATTCCTATATCTTCCAAACGCCTTAGTATTATTTGGACCTATCATTGACACAATCAATCAAGAAGTTCGATATACTCTTGTCAGTATTATTGGCATTTTATCTATTTTCTTAAATCGTGGAATAAGTTCAATCATATCTTACTTTCTAAAAGAAAGTGTAATATCAAGTAGTCTTCGAGAAAGTTGCACAGTACCGGGATTTGAACATTTAGACTCATACTTTTCACCGCAGGGGATTGTTCTTCCGGCATCAATATTCACATACTTACTTATTGATTTAGGACTTCACAGAACTCCATCCCAAAATTTAGGAACTGCGATACTAATGTTTTTATTTATTGGAATTCAAGCGTTGGTAATGAATTCTAACGGATGTTTTGGGGCATATTATTTTAAAAGCTCATTTTTCACAGTTTTTGTTGCACTAATCATCGGTGCATTCTGCGGACTATTCGGTTGGATTGGTGTAAGATTCGCAGCTCCACAACGTTTACCATCTGCGTCTGGCACCTTTTCTGGAAAGTATGGCGCAACCGCTCCAACAACTCAAAAAAGTGGTAATCCTTTAGGAGCAAGCGCATCAGATGTAGCAACATGCTCTCCACCGAATGACCAAGATCAGTTTGTTTGCGAAGCCTACAAAGATGGTGAAGTAATTACTTCTACTATTGTTTAGCCCGCTTGATTAGATTATAATACTGAATAACTTGAGTTCCAGTATAACGCTGTGTACCGTTTTTACTAACTACAACCATCGTGGGAACAATCCTTACATTAAACGTATTACAATACCCATTAGTATCTTCATGTGTATTCACACTTACCCAATTTACATCAGGATTATCCTCTTTTAAATCCTCCAATGCCGGCTTAATATGTTTGCACGGAGCACATGTTGGCGACCAAAAGTGATACACTGTTACATCACTCATCTTTTTTAATAATAGTTGGCTTTTCTGTAATTAGATTATTTGCGACCAATCGGTATTGGGCAGTTCTGTGAAGATTCTGTTTTTCCACAATATATCCGTTTTTCTTAGCAGTTTTTGAAAGCACAGATAATAACGCGGTTTCAAATGCTTGTTTATCGAGCTTATCCATATTTGCTCGACACCATTTTATCAAACTACCCTCAGAAATCGGCGGACCCAACAATTGTAATGGGCAATCCTTCAGAAAGATTTCAGTATTTGATTTTACAACCTTTACATCATCATCTAAATCAGGTGTTAAAACTTTAACAGCCATAGTATCAACAATCGCATTATTTTTACTTAAGACGTCACTATTACCGGTATGCGCTCTTACATATGTAATAATATACGACTTAAACTTTGATAATACATCTACCGTTAACTCAATAATATCTCGGTTTGCTACAGGATTATTTTTTATAGTCATCCAATTATTTTCCATCCACTTGGGAAGCCAAATCGTTAAACAATTTTTAGAATACATTGAATCAGTGTATATTTGAAGGTCAATTTCGGCCGGAGGAAAGTTTTGAGATATACATTCAACTCCTTTCAAGATTGCCAGTAATTCCCCACGATTATTTGTCTGAGGATCGGTATCAGGAACTCTCTCCGCTTTTGAAAGATCCTTATGTTCGGGAATCCAATATGCATATGATGCGGCAGAACCCTCTTTCCCGTTTCGTGAACATGCGCCATCTGTAAATATTTCAATCTTCATATTGTTTCTACCTTTGGAATATGTAAAACAGTAGGAATTCGTTTTACAACACAGCGACTAAAAATTGCCGGTTGAATTGTAGCCGGATCCTCGATATGAAACCAAACTCTACACTTATAAGACCGTTGCTCTAAAGAACGACGAATCATTTGCTGACATGCATACGTTAGTAATTCGGCGTGATATATTATCAATATTCTATACCGCGTTGAAGCCTTTTGTGGGACCTGTACTATCCATGTTTCAAACCAATTAGAAAATGTATCCACTGAATTTTTTTCAGCACCATCTATTTCAAAAAATTCACACATATCAGAATGTTCATGTTTGTATGATTCCCAAATTTTTCGTGTTTCTTCATCATTCAGCGGTTCAAATAGAATATAATGCGGGGGTGGATATACTAACATTATTTATAAGTTATGTTGATTGTGTAGACGGTTGAGTCGGCGAAATTCGTCGAACAGGTACCTCCGCTGATACAATATAAAGACTGTTCTCCGTCTCAATTACGAAACAATTATCACATTTAAAAACTGCGGTAATCGTTGAAGTATATTCTGAATCAGATTTTACAAGATATTTTGTCGTGTCTTGAACACCAATACAACACTTCTTCTCAAGGCTGTCGGCATAATAATCTAAATAAATTGGCTTATCTTTCTCAACAGATAATTGAGCAGAACGAACCAGAACACTTGGCGTTGGAATCATTTGTTATTCAACCTGTTTTTTAAGAAACTGTTTTCAACGCATCTTCAAGTTTAAATTTTGTCTTCTTTTGAACGTTGATTGTTCCAATAAGTTCGGACATTAATGCTTTAAATGAACTGCGCAATTCAACATTTGAAGTTGGAACTAATTTGGCTGTCTCAAAGAGAAATATTGCGAACTGGTGAATATTTTCATCCGTCTGTTCGTTCTTTGGAAGTTCTGTAGCTTTCTTGAGTTCATAAATCACATCCTCAAAACTCTTTTGAACAATTGAATCGGGGACAATATTGCGGATAAATAGTTCCATCATAAATTTAGCAAATCCTTTTCGCTTTTCTTTTTGCTTTGTCCACTCAACAATTGTTTCTGGTGAATATACGATTGTTTCATTCATGTTGTAAAGTGTTTCAAACATACCGATTTGCGTCTGAATATCTTCTTGAACTTCTGGAATATTCTTAACAAGAATCGCGGTACAATCTGCCATTACACTTGCGTATGTGTGATTTGTTGTGGCCTTGTCAAACAACAATGTTGAAACACGTAATCTGAACGTTTCATCACGTTTTCGAATCAATTCAACCGCATCATTTGAAAGTTTATCTGTATTGCTTTTTGAAATTTTATTGAAAATAGAAAATATATCAGAATATTCTGGGTCTTCTCGTTCTCGAACACGGCGAACAATATCTACGAGAAGCTTTTCCCGCCAATTTGAATTATCAACTGGATTTTGTTGTTTTTTGTGATGAAACTTTGTAACCGGTCTGGGTGGACGATATTGCGACTGTGAAATGCGTAACTTCGCAATGTTTTCTTGAATAAACTTTGGTAAAGGTAACTTCTGGCAAAATCGCAAAGAATAGATGTCTGATACGGATAACATGTGATGTCTCCTTATATGTGAAAAACGAATCCATTTTCAACATTGTAAACTAATAATATAAATGGGATCAAATATGGAAACCACAAAACTCCAATATACTTGGATTCTGTGGTATCATGATCCAGATAACAAAGACTATTCATTCGAAAGTTATGTAAGAGTCGCGGATGTATCTACTCCACAACAGTTCTGGACACTCGTGGATTCTATTTCAAAAGAAGCGTGGGAATCCGGAATGTTCTTCTTCATGCGATATGGATTTCGGCCACTCTGGGACTCTCCAGAAAATGATGCCGGAGGAGCTTGGTCTAAAAAGATCGAAAGTTCACATGTTCATTCTGTATACATAGACTTAATGGTTCATTGTATTGCGAATGCTGTTCTCGTTCATCGAAAAGAAACACTAGTTGGTGTAACTATATCTCCAAAGGGACCATTTTCAATCATTAAAATATGGAATAATACAACATCCGTTTCTGACAAAAATATGATTTCCAATACAATTCAAAATTTCAAAATAGGCGATGATGTTACGTATACTCCGCATAAATCTCGTCCTAAATAGAGATAATGTTGCGAATTGAAATTCAAATAGATAAAGATTCAATAATAAATTCGTGTGTAGTTTTTTTGGAAAAATGTGTTAGTTTTTTATACGGCTGGCTTACTTCTGAAGCAGAAGCGCTTGGTTATATTTTAGGGTATTTACACTTTATGGCATTTCTTATTCTTATAATTGGAATAGGAATATCCCATACAATTTATCCAAGTTTTTGGCTACAATTAATACTATTTTGTATTATTTTTCTAGTATGGCTTCAGCATATTTTTTTGAAAGTATGCGTATCCATTGTAGCGGAAAAAAACCTAACAAAAACTATTTCACCATTTCATCAATTGATGGAAACGATATTTCGATTATCATCAAATGATTACGTAAACGATTATATTGTAGGGGAAACTGCGGTAGTTATATGCTTAGCACTTGAGCTTATTTCTCGCTATTCTTGCTTTTTATTCGGATGGAGTAATTTAATGTAAAAACGAGTTTTTATTTAAAGATAAAATTTATCATCTCAATAATATGCTCATCCCGAAAAAACGCCCGTATTACGAAATTAATATTGTCCGTGATCTTTTAGAAAAATATCCAAATGCTGTTATTTGCGAACACACTGCAGATATTTCAAAACAAGTATGTTATTTTTTAAATTGTAATTGTGAACGTATATCCAAAGATGTGTGTAGATATTATAAAGATTATCCTTTATCAAGCCACATACTTACTGAAGTTTATAATTTTCTAGATAAATGTCCAACTGGTGGTTTATTATTCAGACATACCAAAGATGTTTCAGATAAAGTTGTTTCTGTTTTAAACTGTAATTGCGAACGTATAGATTATCATACGTGTAAGTATTCTGTATTCTAAACAGAGCACGGCATCAAGCATAGCTTAATATCTCCAAGATTCGCAACAACATAACGAATCATCAAAAACCAATCATTTTTCATATGAATTTCAATATTATTACACAAATTAGTACATTTTGTAAAGAGAACTAAATGCGGCAATGAAAATGTGCCTGTAACAATTTCATCATTCGTTTTCTTTTGAATACTGAATTCATTCTCAGAATCGCCCATAACTGTAGAACGTGACGCAAATGTACCTTTGCATCCAAATGTTAAACTTGGACCAACGTTTTTAATTTCAACTGTCTTTGCTCCAAGAAGTGTCATATCGCGACATATCTTTTGGAAATCCATGGATGGCATCGTAATATGTGTAGAAAATTCAGTATCGGGGAGTTGAATGTCCGGCTCATCGCGGTCCAATAAATTCAATTTATATCGAGTAATTTGCTTACGTTCGCCGTCCTCGAGAAGAATGCCCAATGTATTCGGATCACTTTGTTCTACATAAAACGTAATAGTATCATCGTTTGTAGCAGTTCGAACAATGCGATATAAATGATCAGTATTCACGCCGATTACAAATTTACTAGCGGAATGGGTGTATGAATATTTCTCAAATTTATCCGCATATAGACGAAGATGAACAAGAACAGTGCGCGATTGGTCCATCGCAACCATTCGTATTCCATCCTTATCAAACAAAAGACTCATCTCAACCAAAATACACTTTAAAGCCTCCTTTAATGTTCGAACCGCACCAGTTTGAACAGTTTTAGCTTCAACAATGTAGTCCGGCATTTTGTTAAACTCATACTTTTGCGTTTAAAAGGATTAACCAAACCGACGCTTCATAGTCTGGCTTCGCTTTTTTGAAACAATGCGTCCATATTTATTCTTTTCAAGGTCATCCTTTCGCAATCCTCCGGACGTCATTTCAGCACCTCCATGCCATACCTTTGCGCGAGAACCATACCTTGATGATTTTCTGGTTTTATTGCGAACTCCGCCATCTGCGATAGGTGTATCTTCCATTTATTCTATTAAAAATACAATATGTTATCTTTTTTAAAAAATAAAGGTAATGCGACAGTAATAACAAAAGAAACAATTTATAATTATTCAACTGAACAAACTAAAAACAAACTAGAAGCAATCATAATTATGACCACAGAGAAAGAAATTTCAAACGGACAATTTGATAAATTTATTAAACAACTGAAACAAATATATGATTTAGATTTAGTCATATCGTTGAACAAACCGGCGAATATACCATCGTTTGATGCGCAATTTAATAATGTAATTGTATTTAATGCAAATATAGACCCCGATCTTGATGTATATATTGTTTCAAATAAAACAAATATTTATATACCCCCACATTTAAAATATGGCTCCGCAAGTGGCCCCAATATTCAATTTTTTAATACTATGAAATACTGTAAAAAATATAATACAATCCTTTTGTTGGAAACAGATTGTATTTTATTGGAAAATTGGTTCTCTAAAATTGATGCATATGTAAATAATTGTGGTCACTTTTTAATATCAGGGTCAATTTATGACGGACGTAATTATTCATATCCATCAAACAATTATGGATTATTTTCACATATTAACGGAGTAGCACTCTATAAAACATGTAGTGTAAATTTACAATTATTAGTTGTTTTACTAGCGGAATATATACAACAACAAGTAATTTGGGGGTATCGTATAACACCGTATGATTTTATGATATCAGAAATGATAATTGATAGATTGAATGCGATAGATAGTAAAAATCATATGTTTTGGAGAAAATTTAATAAAAATATAATACGAAATACGCTAATGGTTAATATGTCTGTTGCGTCAGATAGCAATATTTCAGTAGAAGAAGTTTTAGAATATAATCCAACCTGCGTCATTATTCACAAAAAAAGTTAAACTGAATACATTTTGTTCGTCCAATATTTTAATGTAATCTTTTCATAATTAAACTGTTTATTTTGAAAAAGTTCTACAATATTTTTCATGTTTGTTAATGTAACTTCCGACCAATCATTTACAATCCAAACTGGTAAGTCATCAAATAAATTATTTAATCCAGAGGATTTTACGATAGGAATACATCCCAAACATAATGCCTCCCATGTCCTATGACAGTCTAATCCATTTCCGAATGGCGAAATAACAAACGCACATTTTATCATATTATTCCAACATATATCTCTTGTTGTAGTCTTTGGTTCATAAAAAACCAACTCTTTCGGTATTTTTGCAATTGCATCCTCTCTATCAGTTTTACCATAGCGAGTCCACATCGTAAATTGAAAATTTGCATATCCTTTAAGATCTCTTTCCCAAAATGGTTTAGAATGTCTGCGAGTATTCTCCAAATCTTGTTCTTGTTTTATAGGATGTTTACGAATACCCCAATTACAAGTTTCTACTGGTTCAGTCTCCCAAATATATTTTTTAACAAACTGTATAGTCGGTCGCATACTATGGTAATCTAATCCAATTGGAATTTTTACAATTTTTTCATGATCCATCACACAATTTTGGATAAACCATTTTTTAAGAAATGGATTACTCAATAGAGTTTCTGTTTCCGCGGGAAAACCATCTGGAATTGTAACGTCTGAATTATTTGTGATCAATTTAAAATTAACTTGAATTGTTGGAAGAATGGTATTCACGAATGTAGAAAGAGCAGATGTACATACATGAATAACCGCATTTTCAGAAATATTTTTAAAATAACTTAAATCTAAAACTGGAAAATCTGACATTGGAATTGATGATCTATGAGTCGCATACTTCATTAATGCAAACGATCCAACATATTTACAACGCGTCTCATCCATATTATATTTTTTGAATAATTAATTGTACAAAATTATTATATTGAGAAATAATTTTTACTCTATCAGCGTATTCATTCAAAAATCTATCAATACCCTTCGCAGTTTCTGGCCATATTTTTAAATCATAATATGGACAATAGTCGTCAAAAATTATATAACCACCAACTTTACATTTATCATAAGCCATTTTTCCATCATTATATACATATTCAGTTTTGTGATTACCATCTACAAAAATTATATCAAAAAAATTATTATCAAATGTTGGAACAATATCTTCTGACAATCCTCTACAAATAATACACTTATCTACAATTCCCGCATTTTTTATATTTTTATTAAAGTTTATCCAAGATAAATTTTGTAAGCCTTTATATTCAGAATATTCGCTATAATCATCCCATGGATCAATACAATATAACTTTGAATTTTGATTTTTTCCATAAGAATTTGCAATGTTAATTAAATTTCCACCATCAGCACATCCAATTTCTAAATAATTAATAGGTATATCTCTAATAGAAATATATGGTTTCCAGTCTACTTCTGCATTTTTGCTAAAATAACGTCCTTCATAATTTTTCAATTTCGGATGTATTTGTAACTGTTTCTTGGGGCGTCTCCAACTTAAAATGTAAGACATTTAAATATATTTATGTATTTTTTCTTTTTGACGGTAGGTTTACCATCTTCAAAAAGAAATTTTAAAGTTCTATACTACTAGAACAAAATTACTATATAAACAACTCGTTTTTGATTAGATAGACTACCCAAATGATTAGTTAGAGTACGCGAGACCACCCATACCGCTCATCACGCGGAGTACGTTGTAGTTCAGGGCGTATACGCGCACCTGAGCCGTGCGCTGGCCAGTCACGGTGTTCAGAGACACGGTGAGCTGAAGAGTAGCCTTGTCGATACGAGAGAAGTTGCATGTACCGGACGGCTGGTGTTCCTCTGGGCGGAGGGCGAATGAGTACACGTTAATACCAGTGCTTGGCGTACGGCTGTGGTGCTGGTAGGGCTGGACCTTGTCGAAATAGGCACCCTCGCGCTCAGTAAATCGGTCCTGACCGTTGAGCTGGAGCTTGGCAACCTCAACTGGGTTCTTACCTTCGCAACGAATACCGGAGTCCAGAATGACCTTGGCGAGCAGGTAGTTGACACCAGACTCAAACTCCCCAGAACCAGTGCTATCATAGGTGTCAGCGCCAATCAATGACGTGTAATCCGTAGGGCCCTGTCCAAGAGCCTGAGTAACTGGAGCGGCAGTAGCAGTAACTGCAGTTGAGTTTCCTACAGTTCCAAGGTTTGTGGTGATACCGGCGGAACCAGTGTTAGATGCCTGGGCGAGCAGGGACACGATGATACCATCCGTGCTGAAATCATCGGAGTAGTTGAATGGCTGGGCACCACCGACAGACGCAAGCCAAGTGGACGTGGAGCAGTCAACGAACGAATCACGCTGGACAACCCACTGGAGCTCCTTCACGGGGTGGTTAAAGTTCAGCTGAATCTTGTTGGACGACGACGTAATAGACTCGGCACCCGTGTACTGGACCTGTTCAATCAGATACTCGTGGCTCTGCTGGGCGAAGCGTCGGCGCTCCTCCGTATCAAGGTAGACGTAGTCAACATACAGCGAGGCGGCGGCCAACGACTGGGCCGGTGCGGCAAACGGTGTACCAACCGAGCTCTCCGCATACTGGCAGTTCTGCCACGTCTCAAAATCCACATTGATGCGCACCTCGTGATACTGCAGGGCAATCAGAGGGATTGCTACACCTGGGTTACGGCAGAACCAGAACTGCAGAGGAATGTACAACGTCTTGGCTGGGGTTCCGGCACGAGGAACGCAAGAAATCGTTGTCTCAGACGATGAGCAAGTAGAATCCAGAGCAATACCAGACGCGCGCTTCATCAACGCAAGATCATGTGTATTACCTACAAGGGCCTCAAGAGCGCGAATCGTACCAGCATCCGTCGATAGCTGAGTCCAAATCTGCATCCAATCACCATACTGGCGATCAATGCGCTGACCACCGATCTCCAGCTCAACCTGCTTGATCAGACGGTGACCAATGTAGTTAAGCCAACGGAAACCCTGACTTGGGCTCGTGATAGAAGATCCCAATGTTGATCCGGACGTAGCAAGCGTAATTTGAGGAAGCACAACCTGCACGTACGTCTTGTACATCAAGTCTGCGTTACGGTTAATTACTGCAGTCACACGCTTGTTGAAGTCTGCCTGACCGTTGAATGTTACTTCAATCGACTCCACAGCGAAGTTCGTGTGGCGCTTGTACAGAATCTTCCAGAACGTAATCTGGGGGTTACCGGAAATATAAATATCCTGAGCACCATAGCTCACAAGTTGCATCAAGCCTCCGCCCATTTCGTTGTTATGATTTTAAGTGAGAAAAAAAATATTTCGAACGAATACGCAGTTAGACGGCGAGGTATGTAAAATACATATTTTCATATAATATAATGAGCCTAAAGGATAGCGTACAAAAGCGTATTGAACAACGTGAGCCGAATCATTTATCGCAAGCGTTAAAGGGAAAAAAGTACGATCGCGCTTTGACCAAAGAGGAGGAACAATTGACCAAAGCGACTCCATATGAAGTTTCAAAGTCTGGACAAAAAGTATTCTTATATGAAAAAACCAATATTGGTCAAAATAATGTAAAACGAGTTGGCTTAGGAAGACGTCGTAAAACTAGAAGAAATCGTAAATCTAGTACCCGCGCCCGACGTAATCGGTAGACCCAAATCCATTAATTCCGCGGTCATCAGGAGCTAGTGGGAGGTCTCCATCCTCAATAATAATTCTATCCCACGGTAGAAAATCATGTCTACAAATCTGAAACAATCGTGTTCCTTTTTCCAAAATAAGATACTCTGGTTCAACTTTATTTTTCCAATCAAGAATATCCATCTTTGCCTGAATTTCTCCGCGGTATCCAGCATCAATTAATCCGATTGAGTTTGTCATACGAAATGGATATTTATAAATAGATGAACGCGGAAGTAGTAAACATGGGGTACAGACATCAGTAACACGAACTCCTCCTGTAGAAATGTCATCCTCCAAAGATTCTCGCACTGCGCTTACAGACACTCCTAATTTAAATGAATGTTGTTTTTCATTTAAATCAACATTTGTAGCCGGAATTGGAATGTCAAACCCAGAATCCGTCTTTCTATGTTTTGAAAGTTGAAGACGAAGTAAATCACGAACTTCTTCACTATTTGGCTTAATATATAGCGTCATTCTGTAATTAAATGTTTTAAACATACAGCAGAATATATTTCTGAACTTCCTACTAGAATTTTGTCTTCTCTTTTTGAAATCCGTTTTGTATATGGCGCTAATGTTCCATCTTTACATTTAGAACAAAGAGCGCATAACTTTGTTACTTTCGTTGCCCACGGTATACAATCTACAATTTCTCCAAATGTTATTTGGTCTGAACACCCATCTAATCCAACAATTAAAATATCCTTTTTGTTAAATAATTGCATTTTTACAAATTTTAAAAGAGAATGAAAGAACTGTGCTTCTTCTATAAGATAACAATCTACATCTTCATTGCATTCTAACGGGTTCTTAATATCCCACATCATACACGGAATAGACGCTTTATCGTGCGTTATAAGAACAGCTTCACTTGAATATCGTTTATCATTGTCCGGTTTTATAATTAAAACACGCTTTCCAATTGATTGGATTCTGCGGACATATGATAACGCGTAACTAGATTTTCCAGAAAACATTGGACCAAATACGATTTCAAGCGACATATTTGTGGATTGGTATGAATGTTATGATGACTATGCTGGTTCCGATTAAATGGGATAGTAAGTTATACATAAAGTCATCCGTTTCTATGTGTCCTAAAAAATATGATGCTAGAGTAGACGCCGGAGAAAAATAACCGGTTGTAACTCCCTTCGCTAACATTAAGCACGCGAAATATATAAATCCAAGAACGTATGGATCAGCATCTGTGAGAAGTTTTGCGTATAAAATTACTATAACTCCCCACGCTTCTATAAAATATTTATACCACATTATACTAATCAAATACTAATCTTGGCAAAATATGCATTGCTTCCAATTCTTGACTCCATAGTTTCATAGCATATGGAATTGTCTTCATTTCAATTTGAGTTTGAACACCACATGTCCCGCAATGATAAATATTTTGCAATTCGTTCACAACTGCTAAAGTTCCACAAGACTTACAGAATCCTGTTTGAAATGGATCAGACACATCCATCAAACGTTCCTTCGTAAACATTGATGCGCCGTGGGAAATCATACAATCTCGTTCCATTTCTCCAACACGTAGACCACCATCTCGGCTTCTTCCTTCGCACGGTTGGCGAGTTAATGAAACAATTGGACCTCTTGCTCGAGAATGGCTTTTGTCTTTTACCATGTGCTTCAATCGTTGGTAAAATGTTGGTCCCATGAATATTTCTGCTTCCATCATTTCACCGGTTTGACCATTATACAAAAGCTCATTACCATACGGATGCATTCCTAAGTTTAATAAATGTTCCCGCAGTGTTGCCGATTTCAAATGAGAATACGGAGTTCCATTTCCAAGAGTACCCAATTCTCCACATATTTTTCCATACATCGTTTCCATTAATTGTGCAATTGTCATACGAGATGGAACTGCGTGTGGATTCATAATCAAGTCCGGACGAATTCCACTAGCGGTATACGGCATATCCTCTTCATTCAGTAAAATTCCACACGTTCCCTTCTGACCATGTCTAGAGGAAAATTTATCCCCGATCTCAGGTACTCTTTCAGATGCGACTCGTACCTTTATGAATGGATACCCGTCCGAATTTTTATCCTGCCACACTCCATCTACTCGACATTTTTCAGAATTCTTATGAGTTGTCGACGAATCACGATATTGATACCCATTCGCATCATTTTTTAAACTAGTAACTTTTCCAATTACAACATCATTTTCATCAAGTTCGGCATGTAATACTGGAACTCCAAAATCATTAATTGCCGCATAAGAAGACGTCTTAAATCCTCGCGTATTTTCGCGATGAGGCTTTGTGAATTTTTCTTCTTTTCCAGATGTAACATTTCGATGTTCTTCGTCTTTATAAATCGTATAATACATCGTGCGAAATAATCCACGATTTACCGATGATTTATTCAAAATTACAGAATCCTCTTGGTTATATCCGCCATACATTCCAATAGCAACCATAATCATATCACCGGATGGCATTTCATTTGTTTTCAATATATTCATCATGCGAGTCTCTACAAATGGACGCATCGGTGTACATAGAATATACCCATTTTTATCAAGGCGTTTTGTATAATTTCTCGCAAATATACCCATCGCTTGCTTTCCCATTGCGGATTGGTAACAATTTCTAGGAGATTGATTATGATCTGAGAATGGAATTGTTGATGCCATATGTCCTAAAATAAGGGATGGGTGGATTTCACAATGCGTATGATATTTCGTAACTTCTTCAGGCGTCATCGCAATTCGGATAACTTCTGTTTCAGATGGGTCAATATATTCAATACAGTCCGATACAATTTCATTCCAATTTCTTAATTTATCATTAATATGAAGCGCACCATCAGTTACTTTATATAGCGGTCTAACAAATCTTCCGCTATCAGACTCAACGCTGATGTAATTTTGAGAAATATTCCAAGCGACTGATGTATGTGGGTGAAGTTTAAGACTGTATTTCGCATTCTTCAACGCATCATGAATTAATTTTGGCTGTGTCGTAAATCCTACAATAACTCCATTTACAAGAATCATTGTTCCTTCAAACTTAGACTTCAAATTTTCAACCCAACAAATATTATCAAGCGACTGAAGAACATTTAATGAAACAGAAGCCGGTGTATGTTGTGTAATACTGGTCATCATTGATATCGCTTTCACAATTCCAACAGAGTGACCTTCTGGGGTTTCTACAGGACACACATACCCCCAAGAAGACCCATGCAACTTTCTAGGGGCCAATAACTTTCCAGACTTTTCTACAGGAGTTTGAATTCGTCGAAGATGGCTTATTGTTGCGGAGTAAGAAAGTCGATTCAATACTTGAGAAACACCAACCTTTGTCGCATTTGAGCCGGCAGATGTTGTCCCAAGACCCTGAACGGTAAAATTTCCTGTAGCTAAAGACTGTTTCAACTTTCCCTCAATTGTTGAAACTTTCAAAATCTTGTAAAGATTGTTCACATTCAATACATCTAATGGACGAGGCTCTCCTTTTTTCCATGAATCATTATTCACTTCGTGTACAAACTTACTACGAATATCTTTACAAACCTTCTGAAATAACTGCCGAAACAAATGCGTTAACAACGATCCAGCCGTCACAATTCGCTTATTTGGATATGCGTCACGGTCATCAATCATCGCACGCCCACTCGCAGTTTCTACCAATTTTCGAATCATCCAAGCAGTTAATAATAATTTTCTGGCTTCTAACACTTCAATAGAACTTGTATCTCCGCCAAATTTTACATGCGGTAAATATTCAGTCTCTAACAACGATCGAACATATGCTTTCTTATCTTCTTGTGTTGTGCCGTATTGAAGATGGTGAGACAAATATTCAATAGCATCTTCGCGATTATAAACCTTGTGATCACAACATTCCTTGAAAGAAGCACCAAGTTCTTCATAGTTCACTCCAATAAATTCAGCAATATCTTGGTCAGATTCCATTCCAAATGCACGAAACATCACCATAACTGGGATATCTTCGCGAAATCGCGGAACACATAACGAAAGCGGATATCCGAGCCCATTGAATTTTGTACTTAAACGAATTTCAAGCTTCTTCGGAGGAGTTGTAAATGATTCATGTAGAGACTTCATTTCAACCGAATATTCATATTTTCCAACAGTCTTCTTATTGTGAAATACCATAATCTTGTTATCCGCTACCTTTTCCTGACACAGAATCGTTCTTTCAGATCCGTGAATTAAGAAATAACCAAATGGATCATGCGAACATTCCCCCATTTCCTCCTTAGACATCGGATAATCCTTCATCAAACACAAAGATGAACCCAACATGATAGGAATCTTTCCCAAAGAAACACCTTCAAACACCTTTATTTGCTCATCCACTCCAGAACTTCGGTACGTTCTCGCAACTAGCCGAACATTACAAAACATTTGCGCGGCATATGTAAAATTTCTTAATCTAGCTTCAAGCGGAAACATTGGCTTGATTCTACCAGTTGCCTCTTGAATTCGTGGTTTCATATATGAAATGTTCTCAAATGATAACCGAAACTCATATTTATATTTCTTCGTGGTCTCATCCAACTCATGCCAAACAACAATAGGAGCAGTAGAAGATACAATCAACGGAATTTTGTTCTGAACAAAATCCTCAAACGACTCAATTTGATGTTCAACAAGCTTTGAAACGCCATTAAGTTTAAAATAAGATTCGATTACGTTCCACTCCATGGTAGTAATATTGGGACTAATGTCCGTAAATCTATTCTTGATTCGTTTTTAATAAAGAGGGATGAGCACGAAGCTTGTTATAACAAAGGTAGATGATTCAGCACCAGCACCACAACCTCCGGCCGTTGCGGGTAAGCATAAAACCCAAAAAACATTTCCGCGAGGAATTTTGAAATCTGGTAAACAAAAAGTTACGTTAAAGGCAGTTAGTGATCCAGCCAAGTCACCGCCTTTAAAGAAATTTATGAAAAAGCACACAATCCGATTATTAACAGACAAAGGCGCTAAGCACCATCGAAAAACTATTAAACGAAAAATTGAAAAGATGAGCGATGAAAAGGTAAAAAAATTAATTCAGAAAGCGGGATTATTGAAGAATCCTTCAACGCCTACTCCAATAATGCGTGAAATGTTATCGAGCGCAATGATTGCCGGATTCATTTCCTCTGAGTAAATAATGACATCTCGGTGGGGGCCATTGGGTTGGATGACTCTACATTCAATCTCAGCAAATTATCCGGAAAATCCAACGCCGGCAGATATATTGATCCTAAATAGGTTTCTTGATTCATTTCGCGAAACTATAACTTGTCCGTCGTGCAAATCTCATTTTACTTCAATGTTTGCGACATATAAAAGTATTTATCCTGATTGGGCAAATTCAAAATTCAATTTGTTTTTAGCGGTCTGTAGAATGCATAATACAGTAAACAAGCGGTTAGATAAACCGCTTCAACAATCGCTGGACGAGTGTATGTCAACATTGAAAAATGCCACGAAAAATACAAGCCCAGCACAATACCGCATTAGTTACTTAAATTATCTAATGTCAAATTGGGCCCCTCAGCAAACTGGAGACGGCTTGATTGCTATAGGGCATGTCCGTCAACTCATAAAAATTAATAACGAGTATTGGGTTCCGCGTGAAACACAATATTCGGATTTAAATTTTAATAAAAATGCAAATGTTCTAGAGTTGGTTCCAATTAATCCAAAACTATATGAAGTCTCAAAAGGAATTCCAAACTTTATGAGTCAGCCAAAAAATCTTGGATTCCGCATTATAGGCGGGAAACTGAAGTTAGGCGGTAAGTAGGATTCCATGGAAGAGACACATAAGGCTTCATTTCCCAATCGTGACGCTTCAACCAAGGATTTCTTGTTTCCGAATACATTTCATCATCGTATAAAACTTTACGTTTTGCGATTCTTAAAGATTTGTGTGGCAAAATAAATGACAACTGATTTGAAATTGTAAAATTTAATGGACTATTTTGTATTTCACAACTTTCATTGTATTTTAAAATATCTTGAATTAGCGGAGAATCAGCATATGGATACGCCCATCCCCAATTCAATGTTTTGTTATTCGCAAAATAAGAGTATGTCCAATGAAATGTTTTCCAAAATGCATCAACAACTGGTCTCATATCTTGAACACCGTCTAAAATATGAAGCCCATATCGTTTTGAAATGTTCTTAGAATCCTTGCCAATAATTGTTTTTTCCTCAGGTCTCTTGCGGAGATTCACCCGCTCTGTTAATACTTCAAGTTCCTTCGAACCGGCATATTCCAGAAATATTCTACGTCCGCTTACTGTTGTTAAGTCCGGTTTCCCACATTCATCATATATATGTAATGCTCTTTCATATCCACCCTCTCTCAAGGAGAACATTCCCAAATTTGGCATAAAATCGTTTCCAAAACATAGAATACTCAGCGGAATATATTGCTCAATTGGAATTGGGAGTTCGTTCAAAAGTTTCCACACAGAGAGAACACTGAATTCCGCAGTTCTCAAAGCAGGGTCATTAAACTCCGCAGACTCGCGGAGAAGATACATGCTATACGGAAATGATAATTTATGATTTTGAAGACTGATTAGAATTAAATCAGCGTCAAGCCCATAAATACACACACTGCGACGATGTTCGGCCGGTATTGATTGAATTTTTTGAATAAGCTTATGTTCTCCCTCACCAGACTCTTTTGTTCCAGAAAATATTGCATATGGAAATTTTGAAATCAATGCAGTTTCCAATTCCCGCATATAGGGCGTGTCCGGCGAAATTTGATTTCTGTCAAAAATTGACGTTTCTGTCTTAATAGCCATACGCCGATATCGCTGTTGAACAATTTTGGCGTATGGGACTAAACCATCTAAAGCAATAATAAGTTGTTTCGGTTTACATGTATTTTCAAGAATATGCTGAAACGCATCAACAACAGATTCTACAGGCCGTTCTTCTTGAATATAACGATGAATCAAACAATTAAAATCAACAGCCAATACATCAACTTGAATAGGATGGTGTTTTTTTACAGTTGATGTTATACCTCTATGCGAACGAATTAAACTCATAAAATAAAAAGGAATACCCATTGCTTATATGAATGCGTAATGGGTTTAAATGAATATTTTTATATATAACCAAATGGCTGATTTAAATGAGGTGTTTACCTTAAGCAACAATGGACCGTCTGACGAAATAATCATTATTGGTAATGATCCTAAAGCATACAATTATGCTTTAGAGAAACAGTATAAAATTTTTAAGGATACTTATCCAGAAGTACTTGGAACAATTGAAAAGGAAGTTGGAAGTGCAATAGAATAATTCTATTCAAAAAACAAATGTGGATTTTGACGATTATTCTTGGAATTATCGCAGTTGTTTTGTATGCAATGAATATTTCTCAATCTGTAAAATCGGTTACGTCTGGTTGTGGGTCTTGTCCTAAGAAGGGGAATAATCTTGAATAAATTATAAATGAGTTGTTCAGAAATGAAAGGCGGAAGTCGTCGAACCCATAAAAATATTATAGGTCCGCTTAGGGAAGGAAAATTGACCAGGCTGGGATATGCGGCAACAAAGGGTAAGACTGCTAGACATACTGCTCTTAGAAAAGCGGTTCGTTCGTATGGTCCGCTATCCACATTTAGAAAGCTTCAGGCGGTGTCAACGTTTACCAAGAGAACATCTAAGGGAAAGTCTAAAATTTATAAAGCGGATAGAAACTGGGTCCGACGGATGTTCATGTAAAAAGTATTTTCCTTAAAATAAAAGATGTGGGTAAAACTTCTTATTTCTGCCGCAGTATTCGCCGCCTTCGTCCCTGGTGTCCTCGTAACTCTCCCTCCGGGTGGCTCTCGCACAACTGTGCTAGCAGTTCACGCCGCCCTGTTCGCTGTCCTCCACCACTATGTGATGCACTGGGCGTGGACTACCCTAAAGGGCATGTAAATTCTTACTTAAATATAAATGGATTTAGGTAAGGTTCTAATTTCAGCACTTCTCTTCTCTGCGTTTGTACCAGGAGTAGTAGCTGTTATTCCAAGACACTGCGATAAATGGACGATTCTCGCGGTCCACGCAGTTCTGTTCGCGCTAGTTGCCAGCGCAGTTATGTCATATTATCGCACTATGGTTGAAGGTATGTCAAATTATGGCGATAGTTGTCCAAATGGTTATGTAGAAGGACCAAACCAAAAAGGTGAAGTAGATTGTGTTCCGGCCGGCGCAAAGACCTACGCAATTCACACTGGATTGAAATCAAAAACTGATTAAATAATAAATGTGGTATTGGATAATTTTTAATGCGGTGCTATTCTTCGCTCTAATTCCGGGAGTAGTTGTGCGTTTACCTCCTCACGGATCCATGCATCAGCAGATGTTCGTCCATGCAGTATTGTTCGCTGTTCTTCATCATGTTTTGGGACAAGCCTTGAAATCTTACATTATTCAAGAGACAATGGAAAATCCGTCAACACACGTTGATAATCCATGCCCACCGTATTACGAAAAATGTCCATCCGGAGATTGTCGTTTAGCGTCGGAAGTTCATTCTTTTTGTAATTAATAATGTATGACGTTCTAATATATATTTTATTAATCGCGGTTGTAGCGGTAGCTTGCTTTATGATATTTTTGACATGTAAATGGATGCGTATTATTTCAGCTCGGACGGAGCTGTCTTCGTAAATGACATTTGATAACTTATTTTTGCTTCTTCAATAACCTTGATGGCTTCTCGCAATTCAACAATCGCAGTGTCCATCGATTTTTCAGCGAAAAACCGAAATCTAGCACGATTAATGAAAACAGGAATTTCTTGTAAGTGAGATTCGGCTTTTGATAGTAGCGTCCCGTAAAAAACTCTATTCATGTCATATTAAAAGAAAATTTTATGAAAACGGAATTTTTTCAATTAAAGTTATGTATTGCAGATTGGCATGGAGCACAAAAAGAAGACAGAATCAGTTGTTAACTCTTTGAGAATTAAGAAAGAGTTCTATTGTGTGTTATACAACTATATTGTAGAAATGTATTCTCGGCCGACATATTACATCCATACATTGGATACAGAAATTGAATCAAAAGACGTATGGTCATGTTTCGAAACAATGAGAGAGATTCTTGAAGCAAAAATAAATGAAATGAATGAACACATTAAAGATTTAGACAAAAGCGTAAAGAACCTCGAACATAAGTTCGTAGATGAAACCTAAAAACGGATTTTTTCAATTAAATAAATGTTTATGTTGGAATTAAAATGAAGTTTTCAGACATTTGTCGTATTCTCGGAGTTCCCGAAGATACTAATATTGGCGAGACACTTCCTAATAATGTTGTTCCAATCATGTGTGAAGATTTAGAATCCCAAATGATTGCAGAAGCATTTACTGGAGTACTCGGCGATTGGGGTGACCTATGCGAGTAAAACAAAAAAGGAAAACTAAGTTTTTCCATTATACGCTTTGAATATATTCCCATCTCAAATAATCACAAATCTTTTTCCAAATTTGGTCATGTTGAATAAGTCTATCGCGTGATTTTAAAAGCGGAAAATAAACTTTATACTCATCTAATTCAAGAAGCTCAAAAAATTTATACAAAATATATGAGTAGGATAAAAAATTTGTTCTATCATTCGGACAGTATAGAAGAAATGGTGCTTGAATATCTTGAAACATTGCGCGTATTTTTTCTTCAATTTCAGGAGTAATTGTTGGTGGAGGATTTCCGTTCAGTCTTGATAAAATATGAGTAGCGTGTTCATAATATTTTGAACGATTCAATTTCTTTAAAATATCGCGAATTTCTTTTTCAGTCATTTCAGCAACATTTTGAATTCGTTGTTTTTTAATTTCAAGCACAACTTCATTCATAATCTCATCCGGAATAATAGTGGATTCTTTCGCTTGAAATTGATTTAAAATTTCGTTTAAGTGATTAATTTTCTTATACGCGTAATTATTTCGTTCCTTTGGAGGGTCTCGAAAACTTGGGTAATCAGACACCACCATCATATACTCCTCAGAACCACAAGACGGACACACTAAAATACCCTCTTCCAATAATTCTTCACGTGCAATATTACATCTATCGCAGTGCTCAATGACTGCTTGTTTTTCCTCATGGTCAGTTCCTACATTCAATTTCATACGACTAGCATACTCTTCAAATAACTGCTTTTTGGAAACTTGGGCAGTCTCAACAACTGTCGGGGTTATATATTTCATGAACGTATTGTTATCTGACGGCGTCGTCTGAATTGTCTGAGTCATATCCCCATTTCCATAATACTTCAACATAATATCCGCATTTTTTAAATAATAATCCTGTATCGGATCACGCTGTTCTATTTTTTTTTCAAGTTCTCTAACTTCTTCTCGCAGTTTAGAAGCCTTTAATATGTCAGACAATGCGTTTGATTTTTCTAAATTATCAATATCGGAATAATATTTTTCCTGCTTATCTTCTATTTCACTTGACGAAAGTCTAGATTCTTTCAGTTTATTCACAACAACTTGATGAATAGAATCAAGAGTTCCAGAAACAACATCTTGATTTTTTTTAGAAGAACTTTCTCTGCTCTTTCGAATTCGAAAGATATTGTCCATTTTACTATTTCAATTATTTTCGTGAAAATATGAAATAGCCCAAAAGACAAACTGCCAAAATTGTTGGAATCGGTGAAATTTTAATCTCTTCATAATTTGAAAAACTTTCTTTTGTTTGCGCACATTGCGATGGATCTACTTCTTGACAGTTTACCGTGTCAAAATCCGGACTTAAATCCGGCGTTAAGAAACCAGTTGATACACCAGTAGTTACATTGCATTTGTAACACTTGCACGGAGGTTCTGCATCCGCGGTAAGAGACCGAAATAGATACATTGGATTCATTGATGATATGTCACCAACAGTTCCTGGTATAAGGCCATTAAAATCAGAACCCAATTCTTTCATTCCGGCCGGAAGATCATCTTGAGTTTGTGGTTTGTTATTGATGTAGTTAGATCGCGGTTGAAGTGACTTGTCCGGCGCAGTACATACTCCACCAGTATTCACAAAATATTGATCTCCAAGAGGCGGATCCCCGCTGATTAATGTTTTAACATAGGTAGCAACTGCGCCGGCATTATTACTTAATTGGCTAAATGTTCCGTCGCTACCAACTCCAAGAGAAGATGGCGCCGGTATTGAATTCGCATAACTATATTTTGGACCGCCTAAGTCTGTTTCAACATTTGAAGAATCATTTGATAGATCACTCCAAATTGTATTATTGCTCAAGTTTGCCATTACTTTTTACTTCAAGAATTCTTGAGCTTGTTTCATAAATGTTGGATTTGTAAGAGCACACGGTCGCTGACGAAGTATTGCGTTCACCGCAATATCAAAAGGATAGTGGAATTTCTTACATATATACATCAGAGTTAGAAATCCACTGCGGTTAATTCCGCACTGACAATGAACATAAATTGTGCCGGACGTCGGGTCTGTGCGAAATTTATCCATTACCGTCTCGAATTTACTATACCATTTTCGTATATCAACTTGAAGAGAATCTTCAGCGTTTAAACAAACATAATTGTTAGGATATTTTTGACGAAACCATGTAGGACTATCCTTATCAAATGCGCAGTTCACTACGTGTGTAATTTTGTATTTATCAACATTTTGCGGTGTTAAATCTTTTCCAGAACCAAAAATTATTTTAGGATGAAGACGAGCTGGTGGTTCCATGTTCCAACCTTTCGACATTCGTCGAATACCACTGAATCGGTCCATTGTTATTAACCGCATCTTTACTTTGAAAACGAATAGTTTTTATTCAAATCCGTATTGTATTAAAGATGGAATTCAAGGACGTACACAGGACATCGTATCATATCGCTAGGATTACTAGGCGTAATCAAGTCATCGCAACTTCAAGGAATCGCATCGGAACTCGCACTCGAGGATGCGGATGGGATGACCAAAGTTTGCACGCTGAACGGGCAGTTGTGAAATCTCTTGGAGACGTTTCACAATTGCGCGGTTGTACGCTAGAAGTATTCCGTCTAAACAAATTAAACGAAGTAAAAAACTCAAAACCATGCCATAATTGCATGATTTTCTTAGATAAGTGCATGAAGAAGTACGGCCTTTCAAAAGTTATTTACTCTGTATGATATTTATATTTAAAATGATATCAGGAATTGGGTTTTCAAAGATAGCAAAATGGGTCGTTGATCCGCGTTATCCAGATAGACCGTTTTTTAATTATGACCAATCCACCAACGGAGATTGTGTTTTTATAAATAGATGTTATATAGATTTATTTATAAAATTATTACCAGACCCATCTCTATGCGCTAAAAAATATATACTGCTATTTCATAATTCCGATAAACCATTTGATGAACATTGTTTAAATATTGTAGGACCATATGCTATACGAATTTACGCATTAAATAAAACTGTAGACCATCCAATGGTTCAATCTATTCCTATTGGATTTGTAGATAGACAACTTCCATTCCTAGAAACACTCGATAAGACATCGCAAAACAGAGATATTGAAATATACATGAACTTTACAGTAAATACGAATCCAACTCTTCGAAATGAATGTGTAAATGCATTTAAGGATAATCCTAATGTATTCAAATCAGGAAATATCAGTGTTCCAGAATACTACAGCCATCTACTTCGGTCAAAATACGTATTATGCCCAGAGGGAGAAGGAATTGATACGCATAGAGTGTATGAAAGTCTATTATGCGGAGCAACACCCGTAGTTTTACGGAATTGTCTTGCACCACTTTATGAGAAACTCCCCGTTTGTATAATAAATAAATGGACTGATGAATTTTATGTTCCAGAAAATAAAACATTTCCAACAAATGTATTATCTTATTTAATCGATATCAAATAAATATTTTAACATTTTTCTCTAAAATTACGCGGATGCCAAACTGCTAATATTAAAAGGGAAATTACCGCGGTTAAAGAACCAACGCAATAATAATTCCTCATACGTAAATATATGTTTTTCTTTTACAGTATGAATTATCTTTGATAAACACAAATCTAATTTCATCATTACGCATTGTTTAGCTTTAAATTAACGCGTTTGTAAGAGTGCTAAATACGTATGCAATTGCAACAGCAACTCCTCCTAGAATTGCGGCGCCCATATAAGACGGTACTCCGCCGGACGTATATGTGTGAGGAATATACTGAAGAATCAGTGACCGAGGAGTCGATAACGATATAATAATCGCGGCCAAAAAGAATCCGAAATATACCATCACATTTTTTACAGCATACCGAATCGTATGAAATGTCTGAATTTGCCCAAGCGTCGTTGTTTTAGGAGCGCCGGATGTGCTTACCGGAGAAATAAAAGGATCACCTCCACCTGTCACAATCGGCGAAAATGTCGTAGATTGTGGCAAAGAGGGATTTTGAACCGGAGAAGACCCAAGAAGTTCACTTAAATCAGTCGCGCCTTCCATTTATTTAGATGGAAGGATTTCACATTCAGTATCTTCCGCAAAATATTTGTAACATTTCGACCCATGCTTCACTATCGCGCCGTGTATTTTGTCCAACGAAAGCGACAATGTTCTCTTTGAAAAAAATGGACGATGAAACATTAATACCGCTAATCCAAATCCTATTAGAAATGATAAAAATATAGCCGATTCCTTTTTTCGCAATATCTCAGCTATCATTTGTGTTGTGACGCGATGAAATTCAAAGAAGTAGCTCCTTCTGTACACGGCACTTCATCCGTGCGAAACTTTACACATCCTGTAGATGTTTGAAACGTATCCTTACAATGCGGGTAGGGCATATCAGGCGATGAACGTAATGGTGGATTAAACACTGCGGTCACCAATAATCCAGTTAATGCTCCTACAAATATCCAAAATAAAGATAGCATTATTGTTTTAAACACTGTGGTTTAATTCCTCCGCAATATGGCGGTAATACATATTTAATATACGAATAATTTGGAATAACACACGCACACGGCTCAAGAGTATTTATACTCGCAATATTTCCAACCTGCTGAACCTTATTATTACGCGCTTCTGTCAATACACGAACTTTTACAGTATAAGATTGAGCACTCATTTACTTTGTATGGTGAATCTTATATGAGGGCGCTCCTTTAACAGCGGAACATCTTTAGACGGTTCGGGATTTTCCTTAATCTTATCAAAAAGCTGTCGCGCTTGTTCTATAGGTAAATCCTTGTATAGGATCTCCATTTTCAATTTTAACAGACTGTCCATAATCTGTAATGGGAACATTTCTTACAGCATTATTCCATAATCGCGGTTCAAATGGTATTTTCTGTAATTCAGCAGGTGTAGCAGTTCCATAACTACTATATAAAAAAAAGATAAATGACCCAACAATACACACGAGTAACAAAACATTAAACCACCATGAAAAAAATGAATCTCTGATTGATTTAACAAACAATAAATTATTTTCTATAGACCCCACCGTATCTTTTACCAAATGAAACATCTCTACAAGAACACAAGAAGATTCAATGGCGTCTTTAACCACGGTTTATATTTTATCGATTGTTCTCGCTAGTTTATCAGGAATCGGTTCCGCATTTGCCGGTCACACATTCTATCAATGGGGCGGAAGTGGAACTATACTACCACCCGAACCGAAATCGGAGCCGGATTTAAAGAAGTTACTTGAAAAAGAAACAACTAAGGAAGTAGCGGAAAGTATGGTTGAATTTATTGAAACACCTGTAATGGAATGGAAAAAGATCGCCCCATCTTTTCGAGAATTAGTTCAAAAATATGTTTCAACCGCAACACACCCTGATAAAAATAAATGCCCTCCAAAACTTCTGAAAATATGTAACTTAGTTTCAGTTAAATTCTCCCGAATGCGTGATTTTATTCGGTCTGAGGCGCCGGACTCGCTGGGAAATCAAACGTCTGAAGCACTGGCAATTCTACAAAACACTGAATAAATTCAACAGGTAACTTTTTTAATATTTCATCAATATACTTGCTGGTTGACTCATGAGTGCAAATCTTAACATTCGTTCGCTCATATCCAAGTATTAAACGAATAATTTCATACTGTTCCATATGACTGAAATCTTTCATACATATGGTAATCGGACTATTTTTATAAGGCATTCGTTCTCTTATGAGGTCCATCTCTTATTATAAAATACATTCCTTCTTTTAATATCTTTTTATTCCTACATCCACAAACAACAGTTAGAAAATTCCTACGGGTTCCTTTAATAAATAAATTACTATCAACTTTATACCATTTGTTTTTCTGAAGATTGTGAAACATTTCATTCGCATCATTTTCATTCCATAATACCTTTACAACAGGAAGCTCAATCACATTGTTATTCGTGATAAACACTTCAGTATGATTCACCGCTTTATTATCAATACAACTAAATCCCTCTCCCTGAAAAAAGATATTCGGAACAACAAGAAACCAATTATCGCGGTCTATAAGCGACTGCCAATACCTATCAATTGTAAAATCATAATTATAACCATCTTTTAACAATTCACAACCTTCTTTGAAATTATGTAATAATGTTTCAAAATATTCTGAATTCACAAAATATGAACTTGTTCCCAATGAATTTAAAAGTTTGTATGTATTCGTATCAAAATTTGACCAAGATCCTCCAAATAAAATTACATCCCATTTTTTAGTTAAGATATTTCTTAAATTTTCATACGCAATGTCACTGTGATTCCATTCAACATCATCCTCTAAAATTAAAACATTATTCCATTTATGTTCAATAGCCATTTCAAGGACACTTATATGGCTTTTAGTACACCCTAACCATCCTTGATGTGGTAGATCTATCCCATTAAATCGTAATAACTTTTCACCAAATACACTCAGAATATTTTTCATATTTTCATTACGTTCTTTACATCGTTCAAGGTTAATGTACACAACCTTATCTATAAAACTCCAATCCATTTAATATGCGTTTAGACTTTGCGTGTAAGGATTCTGGCGATGTGCCGAAAGAATTGACGGTTCATTACGCTGAACATTAATATCTTGTTGCAACGGTTCATTATAGCGGTAAGAACCTAGATGAACCAAATCTGGAGTAACAATACTCTGAGGTACATTGAACCGAGTAGCATCCGACAACACTGTTTCGTCCTTCTTTGTTTGTGCAGAATACATGTCTGCACCAATTCCATGACCGGTTCCAACCTGCGCTCCGGCCGGTCCAGGTCTTCCCTCCGCAGTAAGACGCATAAATTCCTCAAATGGTTCCGTGAATGAACGAATGTATGACGTAAAAATCGCATTACCGCGGACCGGTCCCTGATATTCAACACCTGTTGTCGCACGTGCCTGACTTTTCATTGGCTGTTCCGGATATACTCTCGCCGCAGTTTGAGCACCTACCTCCGTATTCACGCGGTCCATTCCAAGAACAACAAATTTGTCCGGCTTGTTCTTCTTTACCTCAGCCTGAATACCCGGAACTGTAACCGCATTCTGCCCAGGTACAACCGGAGGCTCATAACTCAACTTTTCCTTACCAATTACACGTAATTCATCCGTCGTCTTCGGCAATGTATACTCTCGTAGTTGATCCTGCTGAAACCCGCCTTTCGGAATGTTTGTGTAACCGTCATTCGCACCCGGACCCACGTGAACCTGCTCAATTGGAAACACATTTTTCATGTTCTGACCGGATACCATTCGCGATTGCATGAATTCTGTTTCAACCGGATTTCCAAATGGTTGGCCGGTTCCAGGTTTAGCATCGTAGAATGACTTTACTTCGCGTTTTTGGAAGTATTCTTTACCAGCGCCAGTATGATGGTCTAACACATGATCCGTTGCGCCGGAATACATGCTCTGCGTAACTCGTGCGCCAAAAAATGGAACTTCATTATTGTGACCCTGAGTATTTTGCGAATGCATTATTTCATCTCGTATTTCTTCTGACGGACGAGCAGTTACTACAGAACTAAATCCTTCCGATTCCGCTGGTTTTTGGTTCGCTAAAAGATATCCAACTGCCCCGAGACCAAGTAGTAAAGCTAACTCAATCATCTTTGTATTTGTTTATTACTTTTTCTTATCCATACGAGCGGACTCCGGTTGCGGTATGATCACATGGTCTGCCGGACGATGGAATAACCAACTCATTCCTCTATGTGATTGATCTGTTTCCGTCGTATGTTTTGGTTGCTCAATCTTCAAAGAATCATCAGTTGGAATGTTCATTGGCCGACGGATTGGAGTATCTAATGCGTAGTTCATTTTATATGACTATCGAGATTCCATTCAGACCATCCATCGCGGTTAAATGGACTCACGGTCATTCGCTTGATCATTGACTTAAACTTATCAACCATTTTCTGAAAATCTCCGGCATTTGTTCCCGGTATCGGCAAAGGATATTTAGCCGGCCCACCCTTCGGTTTCACGCCGTAGCAATTTACTCCAAACTTAGTAGCCGGATCAAAGTATCCACCATTCACTCCCGGACGCCCACACGCTGTACGGTTTTTATCAGGGCCCTCCTGCTGTAATGTTTCCCAAGTTGACTGCTGAGTAGGGAAAAGCGCCATTCCACCCTGTGTCCAACCATACCCACACCATTCAGCGCCTCGCGAATATGCTTCCTGAACTTGGTCTTGTGTTGCCAAATCAGCATTGTATGCCGCACAAACCGCCGCAGATTCATCATACGTATAATCGTTTCCGCTAATATAGAATACCTCTTTCTTTTCAATAGGAAGATGCTTTAAAGGTTTTCCGGCCGGAGCAACCGGCTTTTCAAAAAGCGAAATGTCAACTCCACCACTCTGGCTCACATTAATTTTTAATATACCTAGAATATTCAAACAATACCCAATTATTCCGGCCAAAGAAATCAATACAATTACAGATAAAAAGCTTCCAGTAGTTATAAAAACTAACGAGGAAAGAAGAATAATCCCTACAGCACTCGCAAGAACCATCGAAGGAGAAACCATTTTCTTTGTTACTCATCAAGACGATAATATATTAGTAATCTCATTTTAGTGGACATTGGAAACTGATTCGGTCCATGGTCCTTAATATGCGTATCATTTAGCGAATACCATGATGTACCCGGTGGCATATCGCGACCATATCCCCACCAATGCGCTCCATCAAAACAAGTTACAGAAATTAATGCGTACTGCTTTTTATTTAATACTAAAATCGGCGAATAATTAATAGAAGAATCAATTCCAGAAACCATATGAAATATCATAGTCTTGGGAAAACTTCCAATCAATAATTGTTTATCACATCCAATCTGTTTACAGTCGTCGCACACCCAGTCATCAATCGTGTACGGCTGAACCATTCGCCCAATACATTCCGATATAGGTATTCTTGCGCCATCCCCTGCGAGAGTAAACTCACAAACACTTGTTTCTTTTAATTGTTTTTTATTACAATGTTTACATGTTATGCTATCCGCTACCTTAAATCTACAAACCTTGTCTAGAAAAGGCAATTTATCACATAAATATACGATTAGTTCATGAGCGTCACCGATGCCCTCTCCGGCCGGCATGACTTCAGTTTTAACTGCTTTAAATAATTCGTCGAGACCGATGGATCCTTTTGAATTCCAAATTTTACAAAGACATTCGTCAATAAGATTATCCTTGTCAAACTCGTTTGAATTGTATCGCATCTGAACTTCTGGAATGCGGAAAATAGCCTGTAACGCTGAATTTACCCAGCAACTTCCACGGAAGTTACGAAGTCCAAACATTGTCTTATCGCTGGAATTTTGAAAAATCTCCGAGGAACGGCTGTGGGGGCCCGCTCGTTGGGAATGCCTTCTGAAAGTTTGGATTGAATTCATAGTTGGAATCATCTGTATTATCAGAACTTTCTTTTCCGTTTTTCGGGTTTTTACCTGGTGCCATAACGATGTCCGGCCCGTATATCTGCGGGTATAATGAGGAATCTGTATTTCCGCCACTATTCGGTTCTGGAGTTGGATGTTCCGGCGCTTTTGCTGGTGGCCCTTCAATCGGTAATTGCGATGTTGATTTTTTAGCCTTCTTTGGAGTTTGCTCTCCAAACGTTTTTAAAGTATCCATTAAATCAGCGTTTGTCATGTGTTCTTGAGTTCCATAATACACAATAACAAAAATACAAAGTAAGAGGATTCCTATTAAGATAGCATCCATTCTTCTCTTTGTTTCAAGTAAAGAAATGCCACGAAAGACGCGCAAACAATATCGACGAAGCCGACGTCGTACACTTCGTCACAAGAAACGCAAAGGCGGAGGAGATAGCCAATCCCTACAGATTCCTTCATCCGCATTTGGACCCAAAATTGGAGCTCCTGTAAATTCAACCGATGCTTGGTATAAAATCGCCTAAATATAAGAATGTCTGGTATGATTCAGAGATATATACCCGGACAGGGACTTTGTAACTTAGGAGTTCAATTCAAAAATGTTGGTCCGGCCGGAGCAGATGGTATTCAAGGCCCAGTAGGTCCAACAGGTCCGGCCGGAATAAACGGCATAGCAACAAATACCGGCGCAACAGGACAAACTGGCCCCACGGGGTTTACTGGTGCAACCGGCGCACAAGGAGTTGCCGGAACCGCTACAAATACCGGCGCAACCGGACCCACAGGATATACAGGATATACAGGATATACCGGACCTACTGGAAAAACAGGATACACCGGATATACCGGATACACCGGAACAACCGGACCTACAGGATCAACCGGCCCTACAGGATACACCGGATATACAGGACAGACCGGCGCAACAGGGGTAACCGGTCCGGCCGGTAAACCACAAATTTATGAAATTGATTTGTACTATAACAGCGGGTCTAGTTATAATATTTCTTCTGGAAGTTTAGTAATAACACCGTCAGGACCTACTGGGACATTGAATATTAATACTCCAAGTACAAATTACTTTACATTAACTGGAATCACATCAGCATACAACAGATTACCAACATTTGTGTCATATTCAGTTATTCAAAATAAAAGTTACTTTGGCGGTTCGGCTGGAGATGCGGTTGAAACATTTGTATCTCCAGTAAATACAGTTGGTTTAGGGTTTGATAGCACAAACAATACAATTTATGCCGGAAATTTAAGTTTGGGCAACTTGTATATCAACAGTACAAACGCGGACTTAGCAAATTCTAATAGTTTACCTACAGTAAAGGTTCGTTTATATTATTATTAGTAAATGTCAACAATAACAGCTCCCGCAAGAGTGTTGTCATGTCAATTATCATCTAGCTCATTATACGTTGTTGGAGGCGTCACAAGCGATATAACGTATTCAATAACGATTTCAAATATTCTTCCGCAAGTGTATTTGAATTCAAATAAATCATCATATCTTCAATATACTGGATTAGACGTTTCAGTTGGGGATTGGGTAAGTTCTGGACCGTATGGACGCGCTTACCAAATTACATCAATACTAAGTTCAACTACAACAACTGTATCATGTTTAATTACGGATATTAACGGATACATTCTTTCAACATTTGGTAATAATTTTCCAATCGGCGGAAAGTCTTATGTTTTTCAAATAAATGAAGATGGATTCCCAATTTTATCGTCGCCATCATCCATTGATGCGCAAGATTTAATAGCAAAATCGTGGCAGGTTGACTTGATTAGCCATTTTATGTCCAGAAATCTAAAAACACAATATGTTAGTGTTCATCAATCTGGGCATGGATTATCGTTGGGGGATCCAATTTATATTGATGGGTCCGGCAATTATCAGAAATCTGTTGGATCTGTAAATATGACAAATACTATTGGTATTGTTACGCAGGTAAATATTCCGGATTCAACTTGGTTTTCTTATAGACCGCTTGGGCATTATTTTGACAATTCTTATTTGAATCAAGCATTTGTTCCAACGGGATTTACTGGCGGAAATATTTTGTATATAAATCCAACAGGGTCTACGGGTGGGAATTATGTAACAACAAAAAATAGTTCAACATCCATTCCATTATGGCAAATGCTTACATCAAACAGCGGAATATTACTTGGAGTAGCCGGACCACATGGGCCATCTTTTACAACTCTATATTCTGTGCCTAAGTAAATAATGGCTTCTGTTACGAATCCAACCACATTTATACTCAATAATCAGGGAGATGCTGTTAGAACTCTTGAGTTTCTTTCTGTGAATCAAGGAATATATTTACAATTCACACTTCCGCAAGTTGAATCATCCGATGAACTCCAAATTGGATTAATAGGCGGTACAGGAGATACAAATTCAGATAATAAACTTACATTAAGATTTTTTTATGATTTTACCACACACAACCCAATATTTCAAACGGATGATGGATTATCTGGAGTTTATTATGGAATTAATTCTTACACAAGTACTGATATATTTTCGCTATATTTATCCAATACAAACGCAAAATTATACCAAAATGGAAGTTTGATAGGGGAAGAATATTTATCAGGAACTCTCACTGATACATCTTTACAATTTTTCGCCGAATATAAAGTAAAAAGCACCAGCAATACCTATACTATTTCTAATGTATTATGCTATCCAACTGGATCTGATGGATTAAATGGTCCGAACTATACAACATTAGTATCCTCAGACCCTACGAATCTAGTGATTTTAAATTCGAATTCATTCCGCTTTTTACAGACAGGTGTTGGGGCCAATGCGACAACTTCGGAATTTATTGATTTGAATCATCAAGGATTTTTTTTAGAATTTACAATTAATTCAAAATCATTTGACACATCACTTTCAAACAGAATAAAAATTGGAATTCAGGATTCATCATCAACAAATTCCTACTATTTTACATTTTCAAATTTACAATATACTATATCATATCCATCCACAACAACCACAGCTACATCAGTTGATAGCGGATTATTGACTTTTTCAATTTATTCAGATACAGTTCATGTATACTTTTATTACGGCACTACATTGCTTTTAACGGTTCCCGCAGTTTTAGCAAGTTATCAATTTTGGGCGGATGGTATTGTACCAAGTGATGGATCATACAGTGTAACAGATACATTTGACATAACAAACGTTCTATTTTATCCATCTGGAAAAATAGGACCTACTGGGGCATCTGGATACGTAGGAAGCGATGGGGCAACCGGACCTACAGGAAATACAGGGCCTACAGGAAATACAGGGCCTACAGGGCCTACAGGAAATACAGGACCTATAGGAAATACAGGGCCTACTGGAAAGACTGGACCTACAGGACCTACTGGACCTATTGGGTTAGCATCTACGGTTACAGGACCTACTGGACCTATTGGGTTAGCATCTACGGTTACAGGACCTACTGGACCTATTGGGTTAGCATCTACGGTTAC